TTATCGTTGAATCCATTTAATGATGAAGAATATTATGTGGATATTTGTATTATAAATATTACTACAGAAAAACAGACAAGAAAACAAAGTAAAAAAATAATGGCAAGTAAAGCCAAGGAGGTTCTATTGGCATATGCCAAAATATTGAAAAATCTATTATAAGGATATATAATGATTGGAATAATAGGAGTAGGCTCATTAGGAAAAAATTTGTTAGATTCATTACAAAGAAAATTACCTCATGAACAATTTGTTGTGATCGACGGCGATGTTGTAAATAAAAATAACATTCAATATAATGTGAAATATGTTGGAAGAAAGAAAGTAAATTCATGTGAATCGCAATATTCTAATGTCACAGGGATATGTGAATATATTGAATCAAATAAATTATCACCAAAAATCCAAAAAATTATAAATCAATGTTCAACTATTTTTGATTGTAGAGATACGTTCGAGGATAGACAAACATTCGATGCTATTAAATTATTCATAAATAAGGATAAATTGATTATTGATTTCAGAAAAACTATTTCATTTAGATTTGAAGTTGAAGGAGAATATGTTAGTTATATCAATAATCAATTTATCAAATCATTAATTGTTAGATTTGTAAATATGTTTTGTAATGAAAAAATAAGAATTGTAGGATATATAACAGACAGGACAGCTATTTCAATAAATCAAATCGGGATGATTGAAAATTTACATCCATCACAAAATGTCTCCCATGATTATATTGAAAAATTAATCACATGTGAAAACAATAATATCAAACATGTCAATGTTGATATCTTAGATGGGATGTATAATCTGAAAAATGAATCATTCCAAATATATGATAATAATATTTCAGAAATTGTAAACAATATAGTGACAACAATCAGACAGGAGATAGATAATTTTCCTGCCGTATATACGGTGCCATCAATAAGAGGAGACACTTTACAACTAAATATTATAAATCAGATAGGAGGAGCTTGATGTTAGACAGCATTCCAATTCCTACAATTTTGAACCATAGAATGGTATATTCTGAAAAACCAATGCTTTTAGTAGATTGTGTGATCAATCCAAGATATTTAAAATGTTTCGGATTCGATGTGAATATCGATAAAATTTATGACGAATTCTGTATTGTTCATAAACTATTAATTAAATACATACCACGCAATACAAAAGAAAAACGTGCAGAAATCACAAATATTTATTTGGTAGATGCACACCATCCAAATGCAAAACTTATAAATAAATTTGATCATTTCTCTACAGAAACACTTACAATGATCACGAATGAATTAGAATATACATACAAAGGAAAACAATTTGAATTATATGAATTCTGCAAGAATCCGTATAAATCATATGCACAAGATCCAATCAATATATCATTGAATAAATTAATCAATGATTTATCATATTGGGATTTCGATGAGGGATATTGGTTTGATTTATCGAAAGTTTCTGTTGATTTTGGTGATGTTGATATGTTATATGATCAAAAAAATGATATTATGATTCCTCGTAAAAAAGTAAAGAAAAGATTTAACATGGGGTATATGTTAAATAATTTCAAAAAACCATTATCATCTATTATGAATGTCCCTGAACGGGATTTTATTTATGGTATGATGAATGTTGCTAAACAGCTAAGAATGGTATAAAAATTTTAAAAACAGTCCATGTTAAATCATGGGCTGTTTTTAAAATTAATCACAACATAGTTATATAGCTGAAATGTATAATTTTTTTCTTAAATATTTATATAGTGGAGTATCATAATAAATGCCTAAATTATTAAATAGAGAATTTGCGAAAGATTTACCAGAAATAACTACCTCTGGTTATTTTGAGAAGAAGAAGAAATATCATAGATATGGATTATTTTCAGAACATATATTCGGTTTAGAAAATAATTATACTTGTCGATGTGGAATATATCATGGAAAACATTCCGAAGGTCAAATTGCTAAATGCGGTGGAAAATTTTGTGATGATTTAGAAATTACAAACAGTCTCAAACGAAGGAGGCAATTTGCTAAAATAACTTTACCAATACCATTGCTTAATAGAACATATCTTTCCCTTGTTAAGAAAATATTACCTTCATCTGAAAAATTATTATTTGATGATGTGACAAAATTAATGAAATCACATAGAAATATTTTATACGAATATAATGATGAATTTATTTTGAAAACACTTGAAGAAGATGAAAAAATCAGTGATTTGAAGTATGATTATTGGCAGATGCATGAAGCTGTTGAGAAATTAATCGTCAATACCATCAAAACTTATATGATCATTGATCCAGAAAATGAACAATTTAAGATGTTATTGAAGAATGTGGATGAACATTTATTTCTATACGAAGTGATTGTTATCCCTCCTTCAATGCGACCCATTTCTCAAATAAATCCAACTACAAATTCAGTCGATCAATTAAATCAATATTATTATCAGATTCTAGTCAGAAAAGAAATTATGGCTGCTGGAGATATTGATATAACACGGCATATGAAAATCTATCAAGAATACTATAGTCAATTCCAAAGAAATGTCGATGATTTATTTGATTATATTATCGATAATATATCGAAGAAAGAAGGATTAATCAGAGGCAATATCTTAGGAAAACGAATAGATTTTTCAGGTCGTGCGGTGATTGCACCATCTCCCACAATTAAATTAGATGAATGTATTTTACCATATCGAATGATTCTTGAATTATATAAGATAAAAATTGCTAAAAAATTAATAGATGATGGTCATTTCAAATCAATCCATAGAGCATTGGAATGCGTCGAAGAATGTCAATTTCACAATGATCCGCATCTATTGAAAATATGTGAAGAGATTATTGGTGATGATGTCTGTTTACTCAATAGACAACCTAGTTTACATAAATTAAGTTTAGTCGCATTCAAAATAAAAGTTGAGCCAATTGATGTTATATGTATTCACCCGATGGTTTGTCGTGGATTTAACGCAGATTTTGACGGGGACTCAGCATTATGTACTATACACTTGACAAATGAAAAGAAAGAAAGTATAGTAAAACATATTGCAGATTTGAAAGATACTGATATGTTTAAACACATTCCAGAGAAAGAAAAAGAAAATGTAAGTCATTACAAACCAACTGAAGAAATGCACATCAAAGCAATAAGTTTAGACGATGGAACAATAGCTGAAAAGAAGATTTTGGATTATTCTGAACATCGTAATTTGAAAATGTTTTCCATACATGACCCACAGAATCGATTTGAAGATTTTTGGGTATCTGATGATCATAGTTTAATCGTATGGGATGAGAACGAACAAAAGAATATAAAAATATCTCCTGAAGAATTGTTGGAAAATCCAGAAGGGAGGTATTTAGTTCAACAAAAATATTAGGAGATATTTTAAAAATGTTACATTCAGAAGAAGAAATTGTTAAAGCTCGTGAATGGTGTGTGAATCAAATCGAAACACTGAACAAGAATCCAAAATTTGCAAATGAAAAGAATTATCGTTGGTTCATAGCTGGTGGTTGTGCATATAGAAAAGAAAAACTTATGCTTGCAACGTGTCATTTAGATGAAGCATATCCGAATGCCAAGAAACAGCAATTAACAGTAAATGTCAGATTATGGGCACTGAATAATAATTATCTGACATTGGATTCTCTTGAAAAATGTAAAGTATGTAAAGAGAAATACGCAATTCTTTCATATAAGAAAAAAGAGAAATTGATTTATTTTTCAGATACTTGTTGTCGATCTTGTAGTCTAAAAATTCTGGCAAAGAAACAATCGTCAGAAGAATTTATTCAAAAGAAAAAGGCAACAGCGATCAAAAATTATGGATCTGAAAAAGCTGCCTATATCGATACGATGCAAGAAACAGTAAAAGAAATTTATGGTGTTGATAATATTTCTCAATTGGACACGATTCAACAAAAGAAAATCGAAACATCACAACAAAGGTATGGAACTGATTTTCCGTGGCAGACAGAAGAAGGAAAGCAAGCACAAAAAGCCGGTGTTAGAATGAAGCATGGTGTGGATAATGTTTCTAAAATACCAGAAGTAAAAGCTAAAAAGATAGAAACAACAAAAGAACATTATGGTGTCGAAAATCCATTTCAAGCAGAAGAAGTAAAAGAAAAAATTAAAGAAACAAATATGGAACAATTTGGAGTGGAGAATCCAGCACAACGAGAGTGTCAGAAAGAACAAATGAGACAAACCATAAATGAACATATTGCTAATTCGAATTATAGTAAAAGCAATTCATTGATGTATAACAAAAAAGCATGTAATCTAATTCAACAATTCAATGATTCATGGGGGTATAATTTCCAACATGCTGAAAATGGTGGAGAATTCAAAGTTCCAAATACCAATTATCTTGTCGATGGTTATGACGCACAAAGAAACATCGTAATCGAAATTGATGAAAAACATCATAAAAGAATTAAAGAAAAAGATGATCATCGACAGAAAAAAATTGAGAATGTTTTAAACTGTAAATTTATACGAATTAAATATTTTTAAAAATTTGTTTCTCTATGATGGAAACATAGTTTTTCATCATAGAGAAACGTACAAAATATTTCCTAAAAAGGGGTCACATAGATGAATGATAGAATTCTAATTCCGATATCTGAAATAGAAATAACACATGATCCAGAAAAAACAACGGCTTATGATTTTACAATCGAAGATTATTTTACTTTCGCTACACACGATGGAGTGTTTGTTCAAGATTCGATGGCTGTATATCTTCCAGTGACACCAGAATCTCAAGAAGAAGCTAAAACACAAGCATTATCAACAAATTGTCTGTTAAATCCAACTGATATGAAAATCACTACCACACCAAGTCAGGAAATGGTATTGGGATTATTTATGTTAAGCACTATAACAGATGGTAAATTTGGCGAAAAAGTAAAATATAAGAATGAAGAAATAACAGCTGGAATGAAAATAATAAATGAATGTTTTCCAGATGATTTTCAATTGATTAATAAACCAGTGACATCTGATGTTATCCGACAATATATTTACGACGCTTTCAATAAATATAATGGAAAAATCAGAGATATTTTAGACAATATAAAAACTGTTGGTTTTGTATATGCAACTGTTATTGGTCATACTATTTCATTGAAAGGTATGTTATCACAAACTAAATTGCGTGATGAGATTTATTCTTTGGATAAAGTGACAGATCAAATCAAAGAAATCAATGGTCCAAGAGTCTCTAAATTTTTACGTGAAAATTTCCAATATACAGATATGATCGAATCCGGTGCAAGAGGAAGTTGGGATCAAGCAAGACAATTGATTCTATCACGGGGATTCATATCAAATTTTAAAGGACATATTTTAACCACACCAATTAAAAATTCATTTGTAGATGGATTGACACCAGAAGAATTTTTTACATCATCATTTGGTTGTAGAAAAGGATTATTGGATGTTGCAATAAAAACATCTTTCTCAGGGTATTTATTCAGAAAATTCGCATTCGCTTGTTCTAATCTGATGTTAGATTATGATAACGATGATTGCGGAACAACAGATTATCTTTCTATATTTATTCCAGATGAGAAAAAAGCACAATCTATAATTGGTCGATGGATAACATTTTCACCAGATGATCACGATTCATTATTCATGGTTAAACCATCTAATTTAAAAACACTTGTCAATAAAAAGATTTTTATCAGAAGTGTGATGTATTGTAAATCTGAGAAAGTTTGTAAGAGATGTTATGGAGAATTATATCGTCATCTAAATAATAGTAGATTTGTTGGATCGATTGCGTCTCAAGCATTAGGTGAATCGAATACCCAAATGGTATTACAGACATTTCATAAATCAGGAGTAGCTTCAATCGACGATGATTTCATCAATGATTCCGGTGAGATGGAACAGAAAGATATTGTTGGAGCATTGACATTGATATCTAAAATGGTTCATAAATACGAAAAAAATAGTAATGCTGATCAATTAGTTACAGATTTATTTGAGATTTATTCAAAAGATAGATTCTTTATGCATGTTCATTTCGAATGTCTTGTTGCACAATTGATGTGGTTTGACGATGGACATAAATGGAGAACATTAGAAGATAGGGAAAACAAGCCATATCAGATGAAATCTATTGTAAATATTCCATCATTAGAAAGTTGGATAATGGGAATTTCATTCTCAAATACAAAGCGTGAATTGATAAATGGATTATTGAGGCCTGGTCTATATTCTGGTGGGGTCATTGATAAAATTATGTGTGGTGTATCATACAAAAATATTTAATAATTAGAAAGGAATGAGTGTATGTATCCAGATAATCCAGAATTACATTTACCGGAAAGAAATATATTTACTATACGACAAGAAAATTACGATCAATTAATGGATGATATTGAGGAAATATTAAAAGTCCCTGTTTTATGTGATTTTGTAATTGATAGATTTGAAAAAATAGATACAAGATATAGTGGTCATAATTTGATAAATACGGTGAAAGAAAATATCGTAATCAAATTATCAAAAGGGGGTAAAATTATTGATCTATCAATGCAGATTCCAAAATTGATAAATGGACAATGGTTTTCCATAAATAAAAGAAAGAAGATTCCGAAATATCAATTATTTGATATTCCCATTTTAACTTTTGATACAAAGAAGAAAAAAGAGATACGAATTCAAACAAATGTTGGTAGAGTATCTTTATTTTGGAAATATACGAAGAAGAATAAAATTGATTCGTTCGTAATGATATCTGCTTTTTCACGAAATATTCCTTTTGCGATTGTGTTGAATGCATTTTACGGTCCCGATGAAATTAAAGATAAATTTTTAACAGATATCAATGAAAGGGAATTGATTGAATCAGATCCAAAAAATTTATCATTACACCAATTATTATTATTGGATTTGTTGAATTATTCTGATGAAAAAATAGAACAAGATGATTTCATTCATAACATTGGTTCATATTTTTCTGATCGTAATCCAGTAGCTAAAGGCAATGATTACATGTTTTCCATGAAGCATGTTTTAGATGTCGATGTTATCACCAAACGATTTATTGATGAAGATAATATAGTTGATTGTTTGTTGAATATTGTAGTGAATGATATTTGGTATGATGATCTTAATTATGCAAATAAAAGAATCAGATGTTTCGAATATGCGGTTTTACAGTATTTCATAACAAACGTTTTCAAGTTATGTGTTAATTGTAGAAACGATCCTAAACCAAAATTTAATATTTCTAAAACTAAAATACTTGGAGATAGCAATACATCTGAGATTGTTCAATTTGATTTTAGTATTAATCCAATTGAACAGATTGCTCAGATTGCTCAAACATCTTTAACTGGTCCTAATGGATTTAAAAAGAAATCTGTTCCGACTAAATTGAGAGATTTAAATAGATCAATGACAGGAAAGATTTGTCCCGTTGATACACCAGATAGAGAAAATTGTGGTGTGGTTCAAAATATAAATCCAATGGCTAAATTTGATGATAAATTTCAGTTCATTGATACAGCAGAATCAAAGTCAATAACATCGATTCCAATAACGATGATTCCATTTCTTGAACATACTGACCAGACACGCCTTCAAATGGCTTCTAGTCAGATGAAACAATCAATTCTTTTAAAGGATTTTCATATACCGTTAATTTGTTCTGGTGCGGAAAGAAGTTTTACTAAATATAGTAATTTCTTACACAAAGCAAAAGGCGATGGTGAAGTATTATTTGTGGCAAATAAACATCTTATAATTGGATATGATCGAGGTAATATTGATGTAATCGATATTGGGGTCAGACCAATTACATCTGAAAATATGGATGTGATGATAACTAATTTAAAGAAAGGAGATAAATTTTCAAAAGATCAAGTGTTGGCATATAGTGTATTTTGTAAGAATGAAAATATAACAATTGGTCAAAATTTCAAAATTGCTTTCATGTCATACTATGGATATAATCATGAGGATGGTATTGTAATATCTGATAGATTGGTGAAGGATGGTTGTTTGACATCACAACATTATGTGGATATGTCATTCAATATTAGTCCGACAAAAGTTTTATTGGATCTGAATGGTGGAAAAACAGATGTATATACACCTCTTCATCCAATTGGAACATCTATTAAGAAAGGAGACATTTACGCAATCATCAAAGAAATGTATTTATTTGGTGCAATAAAGGATAATGCTTACAATATTTTTGAAGATAGTCTTGAAAGAACAGCAAAATATGATTTGATGATTGAAGATATCACAGTATATGCAAATGAATGGTATACCAATATTAAAGAATATGACACATGGATGAATAAAGTTATTGATGATCAGATCAAAAAAGATAACAAATTGATTCAAGTTATTGCAGATACGACAGATAAAAAAGATGGTAAGAGAATTATAGCTGAACATAGTCTTGATATACATAGTTATCCCGGTAAATATAAGAATAAAGATGAATTGATCAAAGGTGTGAGAATAGATATAAATGGGATATATGAAAGTCCGATTCAGATTGGAGATAAACTGGCAAATAGACATGGAAATAAAGGTGTTATTACCGCAATTAAAAAACATGAAGTCATGCCACAATTACCAGATGGATCACATGTAGATGTTTGTTTGAATCCAGTTGGTGTTATTTCTCGAATGAATACTGGACAATTGTTTGAAATATCATTGACTAAATCTTTGATCGATATGAAGAACAATATGAAGAAAATGCTTGTTGATGGTAAAGATCAACATGATATTAAAAAATATTTCATAGATTATATTTATCTGACTGATAAGACACCAGAAAAATGGATCATTAGTCATGTAAAACAATTACTCCCTGATATTATCGATGAACAATATATTGATAACATATATCTTGTTCAACCACCATTTGATTCTATAAATAATCAAGATTTACATAAGATAATGAAATACACAAAAACTGATTTCGAAGATAAAATTTTCGATCCCATTTTAAATGATTATATTATAAATGAGATTGCGACTGGATATATGTATATCATGAAATTGATTCATAGATCTGAAAAGAAATTAGCTTATCGAAGTATTGGAATAACTTCACAAAAAACCATGCAACCTGTTTCTGGTAAGGTTAATAACGGTGGACAGAAGTGTGGAGAAATGGAAAGTATTTGTTTAGTTTCAAACGATATGCCAATTAATCAACAAGAATTTTATACGATAAAATCTGATTGTGTTGATGGTAAAAATAATTTTCTAAAGAAAGCTATTGGAACAGAATATCTTGATTTAGAAGAAAATCCAGATATGGAATCAGAAACATTGAAATTATTAAAGGCATATAATTATGTCATGATGATTGATATTGGAGATGATTTGAAATGACATTATTACCAGATATACAAGAAACATCACCGGAATATAGAATCGCAATTAATATAGTAGGCGTGGAAACTATAAAACTGCCTTTTTCATTATTATTGCGAAATGGTGAAACATCACAATTGGTAGCCAATGTATTTATAGCTACCAATCTACGTGACAATATAAAAGGTATTTCAATGTCACGTTTGTTATTGTCAATAAAACCTTATCTCAATAAAGGTCTTAATTGGTCATTGATTAAATTATGTTTGGATGAAATCAGTAGTGCTGTAGGGGAAAGAGATAGTTATATCAAATTTTATTTTGATTTACCTGTCTCTAAAAAATCTCCAATCAGCGATAACGAATTTCCGTTATTCTATCCTTGTTCATTTGAAGCGTCTAGGGTAGATGGGAAATATGAATTTATTCAATCAGTAGAAATCCAATATTCATCATATTGTCCATGTTCAGCTGAATTAGCCAAACATTTGATGACTAAATTAAAGAATATGGGATTCCCACATGCACAAAGATCATTTACAAAAATAAGAATATCGATGGATTTGATAAATAAAAAACAGATATGGTTGGAAGATATTATCGAAGGTATGAATAAAATATTAGTTACACAACCCTATCCGATTATAAAACGAATCGATGAACAAGAATTAGCTAGAGTTGCATCCGAAAATCCGTTATTTGTTGAAGATGCAATCCGATTGATATCATATCAATTAGAGAAAATGGATGGTATTGTAGATTGGATTGTTAAATGTAAACATGAAGAATCTATTCATACACATGAAGCAATAGCAATTAATTGCAAAGGTGTTGAGAATGGATTCAACTATAATTCACTAATATAGAGGAGTGTGAAATGAATTTAGCCAGTATGATCGAGAGATCGATCAATGAAACAATTGAAGAATGTAATGTTGCCCATAGTTCTCCATCTCCAGATATCGATCATAATGCTATGATCGAAGAAGATGGAGACAACTTCTCATCGAGAGAAGTTGTTGATACGGATATTATTTCTAATACTTTTGATGTCAATTCATTGATATATGAAAGTATAAATTTTGAAACTTTTTTAAATAGAACGAATAATTTACAATTCACTACAAAAATCGATTTAACAAATATCAGTGATATTTCTGACAATGGGATTGTTATTTTAAAATCTACAGAAGAAAATAATAATAACATTCAGATATATAAACACATGAATGATTATATGGTGTTTGATAAATCAACCGATTATATGAAATTATTTGGTGAGAATGGTTTTGTGATTAAATATGAATCTGATGGGGATTATCATTGGAAGATTTATGGAACAAAATCAAATTTATGTACAGTGTTGTTTGTAGATTCAAATGATCACAGTTATCCAATATGGTTTGATAAATTTAGACGAAATAAAAATATTGAAGTGAATTTAGATAATTTAATCATATCAGATCCAGAAACTATCGAACGATCTATTGATGATGATTCAACATTTGATGCTGAAGATTGTTGTATATATTACACACCATTTTATCAGAAAATGGAAATGTTAACTTCGAAGAGAATTGTGATCAACACATTACACGATATCTTAAATAAAACAATCGATGTGGCACATTCAATTAAAGTTATCAATGCAATGATCAATCTCATATAATAAGAAAGAATGTCATGATTTGAAATAATCATGACATTCTTTCGAGGTTTTGTATGTACAAAAATCTGAAGAAATATCAATATATCTATAAGAATATATACTCATATGATATTCCATCGTGTCATTACAATATTTTAAAAAATAGCGGTTATGATGTCAGTCATATTGATAGTGAAAATAAATTTGAGAGAAATAAAGAAATTGGTATGATGATGCGAGGAGATCGGGAATTGACAAAATTCCTGAGAAATACTACGAAAGAAATAATAGATTTTTATATATCGAGTAATTCGTTAGCTCCTTCAGATATTATATTGAGACAATATGACGGCTTTTATTCAATAAAATCTTTAAATTTAAATTTAGAACATGATTATCCTGCTACGTTAGAATTTAAGAATTTATATGATATTTTTATTTTTGCTATAAATATGAAAATGTATTTGGGGATAGATTGTTATAATGATTCATTATTGATAAAAGGTATTCCTGCTAGATATGATGAAATTGATAATTTATATAAAAAAATCTTAAATATAAATTTCTTAGATATTAGAAGCATTGTGAAGTCATTGAAAAAATATAAAGATTTCATATACTTCACAGATAAAATGAAATTTTATATGATACCAATAGATGATAAATTCAAATTATTTCTTTCAGAAATGGGAGAAGTAATTTTAAATAAAAAGACCGTTCATATGATAGATATGGAAGATATCGATAGGGAAAAATATTTTCAAATATATTTCGAACCTTTTTTTAAAGCTATCATTTACGAAACATTCTAATTGAGAGAAACTGTGATGGAAAATAATTTAGCACATATTCCAATGGGTAATTTATTAAAGGAAATTGATCGAAGAGAAATTATAGAAAAAAATAAAGAAATAGAGCGAAGAAGAGATTTATTAAAATTGGTAGTTACAAACAGAGAAGTTTTGAAATTGTTTATGGATCATAGTAGAAATTCATGTGAAGATCATGGTAATTTTTATTATCATCCAGAACATGGTGGTGCTGATTGTGATTTATGTTGTTTAGAAAAATTAACTATAGACGATACGGATGTTAATATATCAATCGATATAAAATTATCAAAGGGGTAATTATGTCAGATGTAGCTTTCGATGCAAGAAAAATTTGTGAGATAGTTGATAATATAAACGTTGGTTTATATGAACAGTTGAAAAACGAAGATATATATTTGGAATTTATTTCGAATGGAGATCATCATATTATTAAATTTATCGGTTTACATATATGGGATTCTGAAAATGATGAGAGAGATTATATAGATGAAGAAACTGATATTAAAGAAGATTTAGAAAAATATATTAAACAAATAATAGAGGATTTTAATAAGATTTTACAACTTATTGATTGGGAGAAAATTTAGATGGGATGTTTTTCGTTTTTATGTCAAGTATGTGGAAAAGCTATTCTTTCAAATTCATTTCAAGGAGAAAAAGTTAGACTATTTCTCCTTAAAGATGGGAAAATTATTGAAAGAATGGAAGGTGAATATGATTCATATGGTAAAGTTTTCACACCAGAACAAAAAAATTCTTTAAATTGGAGATTAGATTGGAGAGATGTTTGTGATTTAATGTTTTCTGAAGATAAATCGAATGGGATTGCAGCTATTCATTCTCGATGTTCAACTACGTTATTACCAACTATCAGATCAGAAGATGATCCAAATCAAGGTTGGGGAGATGGGGGTGAACTAATGGGAAATGTTGATATTCATCAGGAATTTGACTAGGAAAATAGGAACATATAAGTGATAGTAATTTAACCTCAGATCGACTTTAAACAAAATATAGAATTTTAGTCGGTGATTCTTAAAGGGGTATATCATGATGTATAGTGAAAAATTAGTTGCGTGTATTAAGATTGATGGGAAAGTGATCAGAGAAAATGGTGATACTGTTTATCTCCCATATGGTTCTGATTATTCAATTTATCTTAGAAATCTACATACTGAAAAATGTAAAATTTCTATTACAATTGATGATGAAGATGTTTTAAATAATTCATCAATTATTTTAGATGCGAAAGAAAATGTGAATTTGAAAGGATTTTTAAACGATAATGATGTTAAAAATAGTTTCAGATTCATAGAGAAAACAGAACAAATATCAAACCATAGAGGCGATAAACCAGAAGATGGTTTGATAGTTATCACTTATCAATTCGTACAAAAGATTGAATTTCCAGTCAAAGATATCCATCACCATCATTATTACCGCCAACCTTACGAAAAAACAATCCATCCTCACCAACCATATCAACCACAACCATTTTGGTATTCATCTGTTGGAGATTATACGGTATTTGATAATTCTTTATCATCTATCACAACATCATGTAGTTTAGAAATGCCTGTAAGTAATCAATCTATGTTAAATGAATCTGGTATCACAGTTAAAGGAAAAGAAGTAGAACAATCCTTTGACCAGATAGAAGATAAATTTAATTGGGGAGATGAAAAGAATTTACACATATATCTGAAAGGTGATGTCAATAATAGAAAAATAAAAACTACCAGAACAATTAAACAAAAAATCGAATGTCAAACATGCGGAACTAAAAGTAAATCAAATGCTAAATTCTGTCGTTCGTGTGGAACATTTATAAAACACGAATAATTCTTTTTTAATTCATTGGAATCTTTATATATATCAAATAGCGATAGAAGCATTTATTCAATTTTTTATAATATGAGGATCCCAATGTTTAGAAAAGCAATTAGAATAGCTAGAGATGCACACGCTGGACAATTTAGAAAATATACGAATGAACCATATATCGTTCATCCATTTGCAGTTGCTGGTTTAGTTTCATCTGTTTCAGATGATATTGAAATGTACATAGCGGCAATTTTACATGATGTCGTTGAAGATACAGATGTTTCAATTGGACGAATTAAAAGTTTGTTCGGCAATCGTGTGATGAGAATGGTATCAGATTTAACTGATATATCTATACTATCACAAGGTAATAGAAAAGTCAGAAAAGAAATTGATTTGAATCATACAGCTAATGCATCACCGGAAGCGAAAACAATTAAATTAGCTGACTTGATTGATAATACTAAATCAATCACCAGTTATGATAAAAATTTTGCTGTTGTTTATATGAAAGAGAAAAAGAAATTAATGGAAGTATTGAAAGAAGGAGATAAAAATTTATATAAATTGGCAAAATCTATGATCCAAAAATACGATGAATCGAAATTAGATGAATGGTTTGATAAGAAAGAGATCAAAACGAAAGTTATATTTGAGAATAAAAGGAGGTAGTACCATGTATCTATGGTTTCATCCTATGTAAGTGTTCTAACAATTTACATAGGAGAAATGAAATGTCAAAAACGATCAGAAGAAAGAATGAACGTCCTGAGTGGATTTATGATGAATCAGGGACAGATTATAACAAAAATAATTTAACATATGGTTGGTTTCAATATTTGCAATGCGAAGAATTTGGTGGGAAAGAACATAAGAAATTAATCAACGTTTATCATTCTGATAATGATAAATATCGTAACAATGCACCAAAACATTTTCGTCAATCACTTAATAGAGAGTTTCGTAGTAAGAATAAAGTTATTTTGAAAAAAATCATAGCTGATGATTTAGATCAGCCATTTATTCGACATCGGAATGATGCTAATTGGTTGTGGTGGTAAATTAAAATCTGGTATGTGTAGATATTGCACATACCAGATTTTTTACGTTAAGGAGATAATGTATGTTAGATGGAACTGAATTCTTCGAATGTGTATGTGGTTCGAGTGAACATACATTAAGAATTATATTAGATAAAAGTGAACATGCTAAAGAATGGCCTCCAGAGATTTTCACAGAATTATACTTACAACAGCGACGAAATATATTTAAAAGATTTTGGATTGCGATTAAATATGTTTTTAATTATAAATGTAAATATGGTCATTGGGATGTTTTTAGTCTACAAATTGAAGATGCTAAACGATTGAGAGGTATGATCGATGAGTTTATACGATGTTATGATGAATACAACAGGAATCAAGATAGTAAAAAAAGAGAAAATAATTCCTCCAAATAGATGCACACAGCGAAATTGTTATGGAATAATGAAACATGGAAAAGCCATCAAAGAAACTGTTGCTTCTGGAATACCAGATTTTTTAGATGATGACGAAGAAATTACGATGTCTGTGGGTGGTCCCGGTAGATTAATCGATTGTTGGAAGTGTGATAGATGTGGACATTCCGAAACAATGATTAAAACGAATGATAAATCACTTCAAAAATAGGAATCTGTAAATGATTAAAATAGCTTTAGTCGGTTTGGCATGTTCAGGAAAAACAACCATTGCGAATCATATTAATAATTTAGAATCTAGAATCATTAAATTCGCTCAACCACATTATGATATTTTGAAAGTTTTGGGTCAAGAAAAACATCGCCTGTTTATGCAAGAATTGAGTGATCTATGTAAAAAACATTTCGGTGATGATATTTTTGTCAAAATATTTGAAAATTCGGCATCTAGATATGAAAACCAAAATTCATTATTAGTTAAATCGTTAATATGCGATGATTTACGATATAAAATAGAATTTGATTCGTGTGTTAAAAATAACTGGTTGATGATTTATGTTGAATCGAAAGATGAATTGAGAAAAGAAAGATCAGATAAATTAGGTTTGGCATGGAATCCTAACCACAATTCAGAACAAACACATTTATTCAAAAATAATTGTGAATACACAATCGAGAATAATGGAACATTAGAAAATTTAAAAATTGTATTCAATGAATTATTTATTAATATGGTGAGATAATTATGGTTTTTATAAATACGCAATGTGACAACAAACCATCCCAAAAAGGTTTTTATGGCGGTGGTGCAATGTGCATATGTGCAAAATGTGCACAAGCCAGAGCGGAAGCTAGTAAATTAAAAAAGAAAGAACAATTCAAAAGAGGAGATCAAATGCTTAATTTTAATGTGATTAGAAGAAATTATGGTCACTGGGATATAAATCACCATGAATATGGAAGACTTTTTCGCATAAGAGGAGGTCCAGGTGCATATGAAGTTATGGATGAGAGGAATGAAAAATATAGAAAGGGAAACATCAAATGTAAAACTGTATCTGTATGTATGTCATATATTTGTGACGAATTGATGCATGAAACATTAGTTGTTGATGGTCAAGATTTTCATTCTATTGAATCGTGGAATATATGATGAGGACAACCAATTTCATACAAGAATGTACTAAAGAAATTCAAGATAAATTTGCAAAAAATCTTGATAATGAAATATGTAAAATGATTGTAAATCGTGAAATAACTGCATTGTCATGTCATATCGAAGAGACATCAATCGATGGTTTTCTTCTAAATGATAAGAAAGAAAAAGTTTTGTCGTGGATCAAACCAGTAATTAAAAAAGATGCTTTTTCTAATAAAATTGTTGTGACATATTCGATAGGAGATACACAATATGTTTTTTAAGTGGAGATTGATATGAAATCTTGGATTTCGATGTTAGATTTACCAGTAAATGAAAAAGAAATTTTAGATAATATTCTTAAAAATATCGATTATTATCCGAATATTGTACCATATGTCTTAACTGGTATATCGACAAATTTATTCGATTATAAAAAGAAATGTAAGAAACAAAATGATCATGATTTGAGAGAAGCATTAGGAGATGCTTGTTCAATTTTGGGACGAAAAAGATTACCATCATTAAAAGATCTATCTACTTTATATTGTCAACGAATCAAAGAAACTATATTTAAAGATGGAATTGAACAATATCATCATGAAGGTGAAAGAAATTTCTTTGAAAAAATGGGTTGGGGTAAGAAAGATAACTGAAGCATCAGTAAATCGATTTGGTAATATTTGACGAAATTTATTTCTACGATTATTATCAGTTCTATGTGTGAGGGGATATTATGTCTGTTGAATGGAATATAGCATTTGGTAAGAGCTGTACTAATTGTATCCATTGTATTGAGGTTAATAAACACCCTCAGAACACTGGTGAAGCTAAAGGTAAAATTTCTGAACCATTTGGATTGGTATGTCTAATGCCGATATGTGATGATATGAAAATAAAAGGAAAAGCGTTATTTTTCAATCATGGTCCAATTGGTTGTGAAATGTGGGAGAGAAAAATTGAAGGAGAGAAAATCTTTGAAAAACAAAATAGTTTAAAGGAACATGAAATAAGAGATTTGATAAATGAAATAAGAGACGGATTACAGAAATTAATCCCCCATCAATGCCTAAGAGAGGTTATTGCTAAATCAGTGAAAAAGTTTCTATTTAAAAATAATCTTATAAAAAAGGATGATAACAATGTCTGAATGGCAATATGAATTAGATGTTAAGAAATCTTGGAAAGAAGCATTGGAGAAAAAAATTACTATTATGGAATTATCTGAAATTATGTTCCATAAATTAGAAAAATTGGAGCAAAAGATAAATTTAAATCAGAAAATTCCTTCACATATAAATGATGATCTCGGAGATATTATATCTGAATTTGAAGATATTTCTTTAGACTATGGTGAAAAAGAAGAAGATCTGACTAGTTATTTCAATGATTGTATGCAACAATTATATGACTGGGCAGATATGTCTTTAGATGATAACTTTGGTGGTAAGAAAATTTGTTGGATCGGAACTAATTTTTAGGGTGATTAATCATGGAAAAACCATATGTTAATTTAAAATTATCAATAGAGCAAGCTAAATCATTATCTGAAATATGTGAAACATTTGCAAGATTGATGTCCGGTCAAATGGATATATTGAGAGATACAATAGCTCCATCTCTTGATTGGGATGACTGTTCAGTTATTAAAAAAATATGTTTTCCAAAATTGAATAATAATAATTATATTGGAATTGGTAATGATGGAATGTCTGATATTGGAAAACAATCATGGGATATGTATCAGGTCATTCGACATCATTTATCATGGAGAACACAAACAAACACACCAGAAACAAGAGATTTCTCAAAACAGATGACTGTTAATTTTGATGATCCAATGCGAAAAAGTATAAAGTGTCCATTACCCGAAATTGAGGAAATAAAAGATGAAGAATGAAATCAATGTTAGTGCATCAGATGGTCGAGATCGAATCAGACATATTGGTGTATATGCCGATATTGAAACATCTAAAAGAATCGAAAAAAACATTGAATATTTTGCTGGTGGTGGTTATACGAACGTATTGAATACTTCAGTCAAACAAAAAACATTTTATAGTAAGGGGATATTTTAATGTCAATTGATCCAGAGAAGATGAAAGTGATAGCAAATGCTAAAATCAGATCTGAACAAATAGCTATTTCAACTTTAGCAGAATTATTAACAATTGATGAATCTGATGAAGTTAAAATGTTAATGGTTAAAGATTTTGTTAATCATATAGTTAATATCAGTCTTTTGGATTTTACAGAAATTCAGACAAGAGCAGTCGATTCTCTTGAATCAAAAAGTAATTCGTAATATTTCTTTCAACATTTGATAGGAGAATTATCATGGCTAAAGATAAAAAAGTTCTAACTCTCAGAGAGAGATTCGCAACAGCAGATGAATTTAAGAATTTGTGTAAAGCAGCTTCGTTCGAACCATCTATCCGTCAATTCAGTCGTTTTCTGAGAAAGAAAGGATTGGTTTACCGTACACAAGTGTTGAAAGAAGCACTATAAAGTGAAAAACCTCCACGCAAAATGATCATTTTGCGTGGAGGTTTTTCACTCTCAAGGAGATTTGAATGAGTGAAAATATAAATGATGCATATAGAGCAGCTGAAACTGTTGATATATTAATAGAAGATAAATACAGTGAATTGAAATCAACAAGAGCTAAACAAATTTATTTACGTACTATTGAAAGTTCTTTATATATTTTAGGTGAGGAATTAAACGATGAAATTCGAGGACATCCAAAATAATATTTTGCTAGAATATTTAGTTGGTTCACATTTATATGGGACAAATACACCAGAATCAGATTTAGATTATTCTGGTGTATTTGTTGCTCCATTGGATTATTATTTTGGATTGAAAGAAGTTAAAGAAATTGATTTATCCTTCAAATCTAAAGATGAAAATGGTAAGAATAATGCCGATGCGATAGATAGAAGATTTTATGATATTAAGAGATTTGTTAAATTGGCTTCTGATTGTAATCCAACGATTATAGAACAATTATTCGTTGATGAGAAACAGTTAAAAATAAATTCTCCTATGGGGATTAAATTATTAGAACATAGACATGATTTTTTACATAAGGGTTTGTATCACAGATTTCTCGGATATGCATATTCACAGAAAAAGAAAATGATTGTTAAATTAGGAAACCATAAAGAATTTGAATTTATAAAAGGTATTCTTGAAAAAGCTGATCCGACTGATACATTACTTCATCTGAAATCAGACATCAGTAAATATTTCGATAAAGAACATCTGAGAGTTGGCGATATTAAAATACCTTTGGGAGTGTTGAATAAAAAAGCACTATCAATTGTAAATAAAAGATTTTCAAATATGTCGCATCGAAAAGAATTAATCAGAAAACATGGGTACGATTTGAAGTTCGCTTCACATCTCATCAGATTAACATTGGAAGGAATTGAATTACTTGAAACGTGTGATTTAATTTTCCCATTGAAAGATAAAGATTTGTTATTATCTATCAAGAAAGGCGATTATAATCTAAACGAAATTCTCGGAATGTTTGATGATCTTGAGGAGAATATTAAAATAGCTTTAGAGAAAACAGATCTTCCAAAATATTCTGATTTTAAAAAATTAAATAATTTAACAATGGAAATAATAGGACATTATCATGACAAGAGATAATTTATTTGAAGAAGTTGGTTTGTTTGATATTATGACAGATTGGGAAAAGATGAATCCTGGAGATCAAAAATATATTTGTGAATATTGTGGGATTTATACTGCATCTAAACCACGGTGTAATAAATGTGAGAAATGTGATTAATGTTTTAGCTAAATTATCAGATTTATTTCTAACTAAACCACATTTCTTATATTTCAATACACAAGAGAAATAAGAAAATCAAGATGGAGGTTAAATTGAAAAAATTTAAATTACCAGTTTCATGGGAAATGTCTGGTGAGATAGAAATCGAAGCAGAAGATCAAAAAGATTTTATGGAAAAAGTGGAAAAATATAGAGAAAATAATGATGAATTGGGATTACCTTCTAATGGTGAATATATTGATGCATCATTTGTTATTGCTGATGATGATGTGATTTTATCAATGGATGATATGGAAGATTATGAGGTTATTTAAATGGATAAAATATTGATAGAAATATCAAACGGAACTGTCACAAATGTTAGATCAACAAATAATGATATTAGTATTCATTTGATTGATCATGATCTCAAAAAAGAAGGATTTTCTCCAATAATCATTGAAGGGATATACATGAGTCCGATAGATTATCATGGCTGTGAATTATCTCAAAAAGAATTTGATAAAGCATTGGATGATATTTCAACAGATGAACAATAAGGAGACTAATTAAATGTCATTTATCCAAGAAGCATTAGAGATGGGATTAACAACGATCGATGATGGATTGTTTGAATATCGTGATAGATATTCTTCAATTTGGTATGAAGTTTTAAGAGGTGTTACAAGAGAGTTGGAATTGCCTTCATTGGCAATTTTCACAGGGAAATCAGATTCATCTATTGATGATAGACAATATATTGGTGCGGTTTCAACAGAATATAAATTCTTTGGAAATGCTATGGCGGTAGATGCTGTTTTGGATTCAATCTCAAATCTATCATCTGGAGATAATAATATATCAGAGAGAACTTTATTCTCTTCAAATCTTACACAAATGTCAACTGAATTGATGATTGTCAATCCAAATACAAATATAATAAATTCAATGGTTGTTCCATTGATAAATATTGAAAATTCATATAACGGAACGAAAGCAGCAATGTATTCTTTCGGTATGGGAATTGTTGATAATGAATATAATGTTTTAGGAAGTATTGCATTTAAGAAGAAAATTCTTGGTATGAGACAGATTCATATCTTACATTCGAATACCGCATTGGAATCGAATATTGGAAGTTATATTGATGTCTTTAATACTAATATTACTGATTTGGTAAATGAAAATTTCAGTACAATTGTTCCTCCTGAAGATGCTATGAAAGCTCTTGGAATGGTTGAGAAATTAGGAAAACGTCGATATGCTGCTGTTGTTCATAATCTTGCCAATTTGACGAACAATGGGAATGATTTCGACGAAGAAAATATTCCTCCAATTACTGCGTGGAATATGTTCATGGCAATTGCTACATATTCATGTAAAGAAGAAAATATAAATGCTAAAAAAATGTTAGATAATATTGCTGAACGAACATTAAACATTCCAACAAGAATGATGGCAGCTTTGACGGATTAGGAAATATAAAATGGATACAGAAAGTATGAGCAATTATCATGCTAGAGAAGCTGCACCATATCGATCGGCTATAATAGCAGCTAAAATATTAACTGGAAGAAAAATCAAAGAGTTAACAGACGATGAATTTAAATTGGTAGAACAGTTAGTAATTGGTGAATTTTTAACTGAAACTGATGAACATTTTGTCGGTGATTTATGCGAAACACATTTTTCAGATTGAATAACAAGGAGATTTGATAAAATGATTTTAGAAGATGTTCGTTTAAATGCTGTCATCTTTGAACAAAAAGATGGAAAGAAATTATATGGTTTTACCATAAAAGATAATTATTCATATGTTTTTTATGATGGCATGACAAAAAATCAATTTGATTTAGAAAATTTAGTATTTTTCAAATATATTTATGATGAAGTGAATGATCTAGGAGATGATAGCAATGAATCATTACATGAAATATTTCAATGTGCATTGGACAATGGAATATATATCAATGGAGAATATTTTGATGATATTGAATTGAATAAAATTATCAAATGATTAATTAATATTGAAAAGAAAATCTTCCATTCGGATTTTCTTTTTTGTCAAAATATAGCTTAAAATACTCCTTAAAAACGCTATATCGTTAAATTAATCTTTCTAACTGGGGGTTATTATATATATTAATTAGTGCTACCAAAGAATTAATCTTTTTTAGTTTCCAGTTATCCTTCTGGAATGTCATCTGACAGAATCAAAAAGTGAGACTCCAATCCACATATGGAGAATAAATAATTGTGGTAATATTCTTAAAGGAGAATGTTATGACGAAGGAAACGTTGCCTTGTCGATCATGCTCAAACTGTATTGAACATGTATTCAATTCTGGATTGAATGCGTTGGATGCAGAGTGTTCGATCATCGGCAAAAGATTTGCCGATGTTGATGATTGTAATGTTAATTTTGAGACATATGGTGTTGAGAGCCAAGAAATTGGCGACACCATGTGTAGTAGTTATCACCATGAAGGATGGATATGGTAACTACGAAAAATCCGCTACCATAGGGATTTTTTTATTTATTTTCCATAACACTAAAATCCAAATCATCCGGTGTGATTATCCACAATCGAATATTATATTTTTCAGTCAATACTTTCAATCTGAAAACCAATTTGAATTTTTTTATATCTTCAACGATCAATACGATGCCAGGTTTTAACTTCATCATTTCCGCATAATATAATGATTGACCAACTGCCTCTGCCCATTTATACGCAAAGTCAACTTCTATCGCATATTCTTCTGTAACAATATCCACTCTCGCTCTATCTGGTAAGATATATTCAATCGCAACAGCATTATTCTTCTCTGCCCAATATTCTTGGTATACTCTTTCTTTATGTAAATGTTTTGCATAAGAATTAGATGTGATAATGGGAACATATAATTGAGAGAAAGCGATCAGAAAAATAATTATTTTTTTCATAATTTTACCTTTTAATTTTATATTATAAATTATTTCAATTATATGTTCCCAAGATGAGGCAATAATTCATGGCTATACCTATAGACGGAGGCAAAAAGTTATTACAGATTGATACTGGTTTTACAATAGAAGTTATTATCGGTGAAAATGATTATGAATCAGATGTTCAAAGTATGCAAATCGTTTCATCATTCAACGGTTCATATCCAATATTTATGTTTAAAATGAATATTAAACCGATTGAAATGATTCAAAATAAAATTCTTGGGCATGAAATAATACAATTATCTATCCATCTAAAAGAAGAAAATGGTGTAGATAAAGTAGATGTTTTTAGTGTCGATTTACTTTTTTTATCTGGTGATTACGATATTCCAATATCGAATCAATTATTAGGATCTGGTAAAACTGATTCATTGCATGATCAAAGACCATATACAATAAAAGCTATTCCTGAACATGCTTATAGAATGATGACATTTAATATAAATCGCATATATAAAAATCAACATATTCAACAGATAATGATTGATTTATTATTATTTGCTAAAGATGAAATAGATAAAGAAGGAATAGATACATCATTTCAATTGAAATATGATTATAGAGGAGCGAATACAATAAATATCGATCAAATTATTTTACCTCCGACGGTATTGAAAAATCATTGTGATTATTTATTGAATGAATTTGGTTTATATGATGGTTTCGGAATATTTTATGCTTCGATAGGAATACCAGACGAAAATTTAGGAGATAAAGTAATTAATTATAATTTGATGAATATAACTGATAGATTATTACATGATAAAGCAACCTTCAATATAATTCATTTAGCTAATGATGATGCAGACAATGCAAAATATATAAACAATTTCGACGAAGGAAATTTTAAAGATTATTTTATTTACTCTGATATCAGTACAAAATATATGGCAAATACAGCATTTTCTGCTCTTGGTGTTGATAATCATTATATCCAAAAACCAGTAGATAAATTTCACAGAATCGATAATGTGAATATGGAAAATTATATATCAAAAAATATCTATTTTAATTCTGAAAGTGATCCATATATATCTGAAAGTATAAGAAAGAGAAATATATATATATCAGACCACATTTGCCATAATAAAGATATTGATAATCATCCCCAGAAAGAATTATCTGGAGAGATGGGAGCTATCCAAGACGAATATTGGTTATCTGCTAAATTGAATAAATCAACATTTAATATGTCTCAAATAAGTGTAAATGTGGAAAGACTTTTCCCTTTACATTTATTTATGAATATTGGTCAGCCAGTAAAATTTGAATCTAAGACGAGTGATTATGATGATATTAACGGAAAATATATTTTATTTTCCTCTAATATTATATTACGAAGAGACAATGCTGGATGGAAATCTACAGCCAAACTTAGATTAGTTCGTCCGACATGGGGAAAAATATTATAAAATGGCTAAACAAAAAGCAATATCTAAAAAACAAAAATATTTAGAAGAATTTCTAAAATGTAAGAAATCATTTCATTATTTTTGTGCAAAATATATATTGTTAGAATTACCAGGCGGTGATGTTAAATTCGATATGTATGAATTGCAGAAAACATTGATTGATATTTTAGAAGATAAGAAACATGCTATTGTTTTGAAATCTCGCCAAGTAGGAATATCAACTACATTACAAGCATATTGTACGTGGTTATTAGTTTTCTTTCCCAATGTTGTCGTAGGAATTGTTTCGAAAGATGGACCAGAAGCAACTACATTCGCAAGAACTATTTCTGGTATGATTGATAAATTACCAACTTGGATTAAACCATCCGGTGGAAATTCAAATCAAGCAGGATTCGCTAAAAGATCTGAACAATCTTTCATTTTGACAAATGGTTCTAAATGTTATGCAGCTACAGTTAATCCAAAAGCTCCCGGTAAAACATTACGTGGTAAAGCCATAACATTTCTAGTGATCGATGAAGCAGCATTTATTGAACATATCGATGATGCATGGACATCAATGGTTCCAGCTTTATCGACAAATCAGAAACATGCGAAAAAAGCTGGTGTTCCTTATGGGACAATTATTCTATCCACACCAAATAAAACATCTGGTGTTGGAGCATTTTATTATAGACAATATACTAATGCAATTTCTGGAAATAGTTTACTTACACCAATGGTTATTCATTGGCGTGATATTAAAGAGTTGGCATCTGATCCAGATTGGTTTAAACAACAATGCATGTTGTTTGATAATGATGAAAGGAAAATCAAACAGGAATTAGAATTAGTTTTCTTACCTTCATCTGGTGCATTTTTCGATGATAAAATATGTGCATTGCTTCAAGAACAAGTGAAAGATATAAAATACAATGAAAGGAAAATGTTCAATGGAACTGTTTACGAATTTAAGAGATATATAAAAGGTAAACCTTATATGATATGTGTGGATACTGCCTCTGAACACGGGACAGATTATTCAGCTATATCCGTTTATGATTACATAACATTTGAATTGGTATGGGAATATCAAGGGAAATGTCCTGTCACAGATTTTGGTAAAGTTGTTTTATATGTAGCAACAGTTTTCGCATCTGGTCCAATTGTAATAGAGAATAATTCATATGGAACACAGATAGTTGAATTCATGGAAAGATCTCCTCATTCAATTAGAGTATACAAGGAAACGACAGCAGGAGGAGTAATGAAAGCTGGTTTGACGACATCATCGAAAACAAGACCGTTAATGATTGATGCATTGTATTCAATGGTAACTGAAGATCCATCCATTGTTAAATCTAAGAGAATGGCTATGGAATTAATTGGATTGGTTGAAAAGAAAAATGGTAAAGTGGAAGCTGATACAAATTGTAATGATGATATTGCGATGTCATTGGCATTTGGTTGTTATGTAAGAAAATATAATCCACCATTGATGTTAGATGTTGACCCTCAAGCTAATGATGAATTCGCTGCAATAATGGGAATGAATGATGATGTATATACTGGATTAGAAAGCCCACAATCAACAGAAAAATTAGTTTCACAAAACATTCACGAATACTTAAATAAACATTCAAATACCTCCAATATCGACACGTTTGAATTTTTAAACTAGGAACATATAATTGAAGAATAATTTAATTTTATAAGGTATATACAAATGATTTTAACAGAGAAAGATTTATTAAAAGAATTATTTGCAGTACCAGTTAATCCACAATTGGTAGCTGTATTAGATGATAAATTAAAATTGTATTCGTCTAATGTCCTAGTTGATAGATATAAAATGTCATTGGCTAAGAATCCATTAACCTCTCCATCATATAAATTCTTAGAGAGAATGATTGATAAACAATTATTGACACCAGCATATTTGACGAAAGGATTGTTATCATATTCTTTTACGAAAATATTTGGTCATGCTATGGATGGAATCAGGGCTTTCTATACTCCAGATGAAAATAGAATATTTTTATTGATTGAAAATAACACTACGTTCGGATTTTCTTCTGATAAATGGTTAGGCAGATTGACTATTCATGAATGTATGCATATGGCAGCTGCACATGGGAAAGGTAAATTTTTATCATTATATTACAACGAATACGCACATTTTTATAATGTATTTTTTCATGTACTAGCAGATAAAAAAATATCCACTGCATCGACAAAATTAATTGCTAAAGATGTAGATGCATATATTAAAATCTTTCACGCATCAGAAATAAATGGTAAAGATTTACAGACAGCTGTTTATAAAAAAGGATTTCAAATTTTTCATAATGTTTTAGTTAAATTTAAAATAGAAAAAGAATTAGTTGGTTTAGTTCAGGATGGATATAAAAAGTTAATTACCATGTTTGTTAATTACGGAATATCTGGAATAATCAAAGCTGTTGAAGATCCAGCATGTCAATATATCATGAAATGCCTTCAACAAACATATCCAGCTATATCCAATAATGATGCTGACACATTAGCAATTCAGGAATTAATTTTCCCATCAGAAATTGCTGCTGTTTTCTCAGAGTTAAGGATATCAGCAAATAAGATAACTAAAGCTATGTCTATGATTAAGGTGAAATAAATGGCTAAAAAGCTATCAGAAGATCTTGGAAATATTTCATTTAATAATTTAGCGCAAAATTCTAAAAATTTTAAATCGAAAGTACAAGATAGTAAATCGAATAAATTATCATACGGAATAAATAAGAAAACACAAAAAAGTATAAATGATTTAGTTATCTCTTCTAATAAAGCAATTATATTAGCGACTAAATTAGCTGGCGAAAGAAATAAAAATTCCGTTGCACAACACACATCAATACCTGATAGAGCGAGACAATTACGCCAAGAAAAATCAAAAATTAGAAGTGAGAGAACATCTACCAGTGTCAAATCAACTGCGTCAGCTGTGTTATCAATAGATAAGAATGTTAAGAAAATTTATAATATTTTAAATAATAAATTTGGAAAAGCTTCACTTAAAAAGATTGATCTAGATATGTCTAATAGTGAATCGTATGATGCAAAGAGATTGGGAAAAGAAGATGGTAAGAAGTGGAAAGCTAGTATCACTAGTTTTATTGGTGCGGCTATTCGTCAAAGTAGTTTGAAAACATTGAATGTAGATCAAGATAGTCATTTCCAATCTAGATTCGGTGAAGATGAGAAAAAGAAAGGTCTGATCAGTTCAGCCATTCGTGCATATAAGATTGCTAGTGATGAAACAACAATGTCAATTCAAGAAAAAATGTTGAAAGCATTGTTGGATATGAACAGATCAATATCTGGAGAACAATCTGTTTTTAAATTAGTCTCGGATAGATTGATGATGGAGCATGGTTTTCTCAGAGAAACATTGGCTACAGTGAAAGAATTATATGGTGGAATGATGACACCGTATAGAATTTACAAATGGGCAACTAGATCAAGAGGAGGCTATGAAAGTAAACTTCCTAAAGGAAAAGGAACTGCTGAACATACTGCCGCTGTTTTAGATATGATTTATGTCGATAGTATGTATCGACTTGATAACATTACGCATCATTTGAAACAACAATATAATCTATGGAATCAGTATATCACCAGTCAGAGCGGTATAGCTGGCGAAGATCCGACGAATATAGCGAGTACTAAATATTCATTTATGCCATCTATCTCTAAGATATTTGGAAAAATAAAAGATAAAATTTCCTCTGCTAGAGAGATGCCTGAATATGAAAAATATGTAGTTACATCGAAAGATTTATTAGAGAAACAAGTTCAGATCGGTCATACTCAAGTCAAACTTCTAAAAATTATTGCACAAAAATCTGTTTCTAGAAATAAGAAAGCTGCAATAGATGCGATTGAAGTTGGTGTCACTGATGCAGATAAAAGAATGCATCAGGATGATTTTTATACAGATAAAGATCATCCCGGTAGAATGGCTGATTGGAAAGTATCTAAATGGAAAGAAAAGAAATTTGGTTCGTTAGATAGTGAAATGTCTGACCGGAAAAAAATAATACAAGATAGAAAAGATGCTAAACTATATAAGAAAAATTTAAAGAAATATAAGAAAAATCAATTCAATCAAGATTTTTCTGATAGAACAAATGAAAATTTCGAATTAGCAAAACAACAACATCCGAATATGGTAAAAGCTGTATTGATGTCAAAAAATCTTGCCGTAGGATCAGCTAAATCTGCCAGTGATTTTGGAAAATCAATTATGGACGATACAATGGGAGGTTTACATGGATCGAAAATAGCTGAAAAAAGAATTCAAAAAGCGCATTATAAACAAGGCACTGGTCAAGATAACATAACAGATCGATTGGTATTAAAATTTGATCAATTAATTAGTTTGAATTCGATAGGAAATAAACTACAGCGAAACAGTTATCGATTATCATTTAAGTCTTTTTTATCTGACGAAAAAGAAAGATTCAAAGCTAAGAATAAAGATAAATGGTGGTATAAATTAGCTGGTACTATTTTTGGAAAATTCAAATCATCTTTTTTATCTATCGGTAGTTTATTAGGTTCGATAGCAACTGTTCTCATAGCTAAATCTGGAATAAAAGGATTATGGGGAGCAGTAAAAGCTAGTGGATTCGGGAAACAGATTGCAACGAAAATGATGAAACCTGGTGTTGCGGCTGGTGCAGCTGGTTTTGCCATGATGGGAATGGATGCATATTCCGGTGTTAAGAAAGCAAAAGAATGGGGAACATCTAAAACTGCTGCTGGTATCGGTGGCGCATTAGGAGGTTATGGTGATGGTGGTGCGGCTGGTGCATTGAAAGGTGTGACAAAAGGTGGAATGATTGGAGCCGGTATTGGAACAATGGTTGGTGGTCCATTTGGTACAGCAATTGGTGGAGCTATCGGAGCAGTTGCTGGTGGTATTCTTGGATATGTCGGAGGGAAAAATATTGCCAAAACGATGCAATGGATCGGAACAAAAATAAAAAATGTCGTGAAAGGAATTGCTAAAGTAGTAATGCTTCCAGTTGATGGATGGCGCATGATTGCTAAATTTATGTCTGATGCGTGGACAAAAATAAAAGATAAATTAGCAAATGTTGGTAGTGGTATATATAAATATCTATATGATAATATTATTCCTAGTTTTGCTAAACCATTCCTACCAAAACCGGGAGAGAAAAAATCTATAGCTGAATCAGCACAAGCAGCTGTCGATGGAAAGAAGAAAGAGAATAAAAAATCTGGTGGTATGTCATTAGTTGATGTAGATATATTGGATATTGCCTCAAAAGAAAGAAACAAAGCAAATTGGGAAAATCAGAAAACATCATCGAATTTAATTACACAACAAATGGCAAATAAGAATAAACAAGCAATCGATAAAAATGCGAATAAATTTGATTTTACTTCTATACGCCCCGGTGTAGCAGAAGCGGCATCAGCAGCAAAAGTAGTAAAAGTGGCGGCAGCAAAAGTGGTGGCAGAGAAAAAAATTAAAGAAGATCAAGATAAAACTGATTCTAGATTAGCTGCTATACCATTAAATACAAAACAAGCAAAATCAACATTACAAAAAATAAAAAATTCCGATGTAATACAACTAGCTTCTGAAGCTACATCAGAATTATGGGAAGGAACAAAAAAAATCGGAAGGAATTTAGTCGGAGCCGCTAGAATCAATAATCCAGAATTTATGGGAAAAGTTGATGCATCAAAAGCTATCCTTCAACAAAATTACACTGATAAAATTGCTCCTACGATGGATATATGGACTACTAGAGCAGAAGGATTTGTTAAAACAAAAAGAATGAAATGGAATCAATCTGATGCTGCTCATCAAGTAAGTATATATAAAACATTGATCGAAGGTAAAGGAAAGAACGCTTGGAACAAATTTAAGAAAACAGAACAATATAAAATGGGTAAAGCCAAATATGATGAAATTCATAAAAGTTCTCTCATGGAACTTGGTGAAGAATTTGTAAATGATCCAAAAAGTAGAGGTGGTACGGTAAGGAAACTACAAGGTGAATTGGGTAAAATTGATATTAAGAAGTTAGGAAAGAATTTAATTGGATCAGGAATTAATGTCGCTAATGATGCTAAAGAACTAGTCATCGAACAAGCATCTACATTAACAACTCCCTCACCAGATGCGAAATATAAACATAGAAATACAGAATTGATTGGTAAGAAAAAGAAATCGACTGTGGATAAATTAGTTGAAATTTCTAAAAATAAAAAAGATGAATTGGTTAATTCAGGAGAAGTTATAGCGATAAAAGCTGAACATAAATTAAAAAAAACTAGAGATTCTATCAAAACTAATGTAGTAAATCCAGTTAAAAAGCAAATAAATAAAGCTAAAGAAAGTGTTACAAAGAATGTGATATCTCCAGCTAATAATTTTATTAGAAATCAATATAAACAATATATTGGTAACTATCAGAAAAATTTAAAAGAATATCGTAGTATTTTAAAGGGTAGGGATATACAAGATATATCGAAATCTGAATCTGATAAATTAGATTTCCCATTAGGGAGAATTTTAACAAATGCTTTAACATTCGTGAAATTCAAACCAGATGATATAAAAGATAATTCACGAGTAGAAAAAGATATGAGAATAGTTGGATCATTAGCTACTTCATATATGACAAACGATACGTCTAAAAATACAATTCGACAAATTTTATCAAAAGCTTCAATGTATCAAAAATCATTGATCTTTGGTCAGAATTCTTTAAATAAAAGAATGGAGTCTGCAAAAAAATCAGGAAATCAAATTGAAATAGCCAAATTAAATAAAGCCCAAATTAAATTAACAGGTAAAATAACAGATGCTGGTATCACTCCGACTATGACTGCGGAAACAATAGCTGCTAGTAAAGCGAAGCAACAACAAATAGCAACAGATGCAATCAATACAAATACTGACAGAGCAACAGATAGACAAATTCAATCCAATAAAAAAACAAGTGATGAAGCAACAGGAAAGATGATAGCTATGACTCAACAATCGACGAATATAATTGTGAATAGTGATAATTCACAACAGTCAAATGTTGAGAATACATCAACTGGTGGTGGCGGTTCTTCTAAATATTCCCCACCAGAAGATCCAGCTATGAATGATGTTTGTTTTTCTAATTTCAAATAAAAATAACATAGAGGAAATATAATGCCAACCATTTTACCACCAATTCTTGGAATGCCTCCAATGTTTGAAGATAACGAATCACACATCAATGAAAAGATGATGGATTCTATGCCAGTCGCTACAATAAGACCAGCATATCCTTCTTTCCTAAAAGGTATGTCAACAATGAAAGTTGATACATCAAAAGGAAAAAACGAATATAATGCATTGTTAAGAAGTCATGGATTTCAATTACATGATGAAAATGCTGGTGTGAAAGTAGCTTTTTTAGCAGATAGTTTTCCCACTGATTCATTTTCTAATTCATATACTGAAGGATTTCTTCAACAATTTTCGAATGGTTTATCTAAAAAAGCTTCAACATTAATTCAAACAGTTGGAGGTAGGACCGGATTTGATGCGGCTGCAAATGTTACGGATGCATTTAAAGATATAACGAAAGGTATGCCAGGTGGTGGAATGATGGGAAATGCCGCTGGTGTTGCTGGTAAATTTCTCAGAAGTGCTGATAAAGCTGTACAAAATAGATCAGCTACAAATAATAATTTAGCTAATTCTATCATGGGAAATGCCAATGCAATTGCTGGTGGTTCAAGAGTAGATTTCCCACAAATTTGGTCTGATAGTCAATTCACTCCTTCGTATACTATGACTATCAGATTATATAATCCAGATCCAAGTAGTGAAGATACTACAAATATATATATTATTGGACCAATCGGCGCATTGATGTTATTAGGAATTCCAATATCGACAGATGGCGAAGGATCAACATATAATTATCCGTTTCTTCATGATATAAAATGTCCCGGTATCTATCATCTTAATCCATGCTATATCAGCAATATAGCTGTGATTAAAGGAGGAGATCAACAACAGATAGCATATAATCAACGTATGGGAATAGTTGATGTACGGATTGATTTTGGTTCATTATTTTCTTCTATGTTGGCTTCGAAAGGAGATGGTATAAATGAATCTAGACCTAATTTGAAATCATATTTATCTGCAATGAGAGAAAATAAAACTTTGAAATATGTTAATCCTTCATCTGATGGCCCAGGTGATAATGGCCCAGGTGATAATGGCCCAGGTGATACACCAGGCCCAGGTGATAATGGCCCAGTTAATATACCAGATCCGAGTGGTGGCGGTGGAGAAAATAGAGATCCAGATCCAGAAATAACTAAGAAAATGTATACGGATATTGTTAAGAATGCAGGAAGTTTGAAAAAAGCTCTTGCTGGTGGTTCTATTATATCAAAAGCTATGGGTAAAGAATTGTTTAAAGATGGTATTATTGATTTAGCAGATTTGATGTCAAGTTTCCCTGATATAAACATATCAGAATTAGAATCTTTAATTGATTCATTACCTTCCACTATTGTATCTAATTTAAATATAGATCAGATAAAAACAATTGGAAAAAGTATGTTACAAAATATACTAGATAATGCTCTCGATTTAAATTTACCAAAAAATGATATATTTAATCTGGGAGAAGGATTGATGGATAATATCTCTAAAATAGCTGGAGATAGTAATTTATCAATAACAGATATCATTTCATCCAAACTATCATTCATTGATACTATGAAAAATAGTTTAACAAATGGTATGGCTATATCATTTGATGGAGCTAAAAATTTATTTAGCTCAATTGCTGGAATCGGAAATAAATTGAATATTGGAACAGATTCTGCTTTAAGTATGGGAACAAGTTTATTAGGAAATCTAAAATCAAATATTGGAGGATTTTTATCGGGAAATCAATTGGTTCATTCTGCTGGCACTATGCTTGGAACAATTTCAGATAAATTGACACCAGATGAAGGATTTAATCTATTAACAAAATTAAAATCAAGTATTGGAGATTTTAATTTATCATCGGGGATTGATTTAGTTAATAAAGTCAAATCTGTTGCAGATGGTGATATTTTTGCTAGTTTGGATTTGGTTGATAGTATTAAGAAACTATCAGGAGAATTTGGAATGGATGATAATAATATGTTATCGTCTGCTTTAGGAATATTTGATAGTGTTAAAAAAACTGTTGCTGACACTGGTATACCTGATAATACTATTGTTAAAGGAGGAATTGAATTATTTAAAAGTAATTATAATGCATATGGGAATTATGATGTATCATTACATTCAACAGCGGATTTATTAAAAACTGCAACTAATATCGCTTCAAAATTAAATGTACCCGGAGTAGATGTTGTTTCATCTAGTGTGAGTATTTTTGATAATTTCACAGATATCAAAACTACTCTTAACATATCAGATATGAATATATTAGATTCTAGTTATAGTATTTTAGGAAATATCCAGAATATATCATCGGAAATGGGAATTACCAACCAAGATACAATGGTGACAGGAAGAAATATCATGGGAAATATGAGTAATATTACCAGCGATATTGATACTATGATGTATATTTTAGATTTATCATAGTTTATTTTTTACAGACAAAATTTTTCAAAGACCAGCAAATGTAAAATATTGTAAAATTTAAATAAGTATATTTACTCTGTTGGGTCAATTTGTTGTATTCCTTATCCAATTTTGCTTCTTTTATCGAATTTATCAATAGTTCAACACTGGCTTCTTTAAAAAATTTTGTTTTCGATGTTTTACCTCTTATTAATGTTTTGATATCTGATACAAATCTATTAGAACATAATGAATTTATATCTTTTAAATTTGAAATATATGAACGATAAATTGTCAATAAAATATCTGAATTTCTAGGCTGGCTGAATTCTCGAACAATCATTTCAGCATATGTTTTATTAATTGGATTCAATCTGCTTGAATCATATAATGCTTTCGTATCGATAAATCTATGAATAGTTATTTTCTCAACCAAATCAACTACCTTCTGAGGTGTTCTTTGTTGTCCACCAATTTCAGAAGTCTCTCCTTGATTGTTTGTTATTTCTGTTTTTGTTTGACTTATTTTATTCCCCTTCTCTGAATTATTATAATATTGGATGGTAAAACTCTTCAAACTTTGTGCATGTCTATGTCTACATTCTCTTATAAATTTAGACATAGACATTGGATTTAATGATTTTTTAAATTCATTTTCCCATCTATAAATCATCTGATTACTAAAATGATATATCGCATTAGCTATTGTTTTCTCTCTAGAATATATATGACTTTTACTTATATTTTCGATCGTATATTTAAAAATATCTGCTTGACAAAATTTAAAATTACGATGGAAAAGATTCGTGTATTGTCTAATATTATAAAATATCATGGTTGCTCTAAATCCAGTTTTATCTTTATTAACTGCAAAATAATGGAGCATTATAAGTAATAGATTTGTTGTTGCATCATTCTCAAGTAACCATTTTTCTGCTGTTGTACCTTTATAAAACTTCGCTATTTCTTTTCGTAATTCAATCTTTGATACATTTACTATATTATATAACAAATCTTCATATTTACGCAATTTGGGAACATAGCAAGATTCAGATAAATTAAGTAATTCTTGACTAGATATGATATGAAAGAATTTACGTAATTTTGTTTTTTGATTTTTCCAATCATCTGTAATAATAGTCTGCATCTATTGAACCAATCTAATTGTTATATTATCTTCAGTAAAATATAACAATTCTGGAGTATAATGAAGTAATTCTTCCGAAGTTAATTCTTCCAATCTGAAATTGTAAAAAATATTAGATACTGGTTTAATTAATCTACAATGATCAACTCCTTCAATTGTTTGAATTGTTGAAATCAATTCACTTCTGTTTAGATAAGATTGACATACCATTCTATTATTATAATCAGATAGAATTTGTGTTTTAATTTTATCTATGAAAGCTTGTTTATCTATTGAATAATTATCAAGCATTTTCACATCTGCTTCAATTATCAATGGAATCTCGAAAATAGGTTCAATCCAGTCATGACCAGTATATATGTATTTCAATTCAGTATTTTTTGCATATATAATATCATCCATTTCTGGTTTAACATATGACCATTCAGAAGCAGATGTACTATCTGCTTCTTTTGTACATATTCCAATATAACCACTTTCAATATCATCCCAAATAGATAAATTATTATTTACGATAAATCTTTCATTTGCCAATGGTTCATGATCGAAAGATGATATTCCAATATAATCTACAGATATTCTTGTTTCAACATTCAATAACATATTTTTTAAATATTGTGATGTATTTGCAAATTTAATATTTATGAAATCTGTTATCATACGTATATTTTTAAAATCTATATTATCAATAATCCGTTGAAAAACATGATATTCAAATTCTTCTTTATTATCAATTTCATCATAATATTTTTTACTTACTACTGGTATATCATAGACAGTTACCTTACCAGTATTTTCATCAACAACAGTATTGGACAACATCATTTGATCAAGATTCTTTCTGAAGGTAAAATTAACAGAATATTGATTCAACTGACCTAATGTTGGATGAGTAAATGTGAAATAATATGTTTCATTATGTTCAGGTAATCTACTATATGGTTCGATATATACTTCAAAATATCCTTCAAGTGTTGTAATATCCGTAACAAGATCATTGATCGAACTTGGTTGATTTATGGTAGATGTTACATTATCCAAACTAATTATCATTGGCACATCAATCATAGTATTCGTAACTGCCATCGAACAAGTAACTATATCATAATCAACTTCCATCGTCTGAAAATAAATTCTAATTCTAATTCTATTATCATACGTCTGAACTAATAAATAATTACCAAAAAAAACATAATCTTCGATAGATACGTTTGTTGATATAAGACTTAAATTATATTTCACACTATTTGTAATATATCTATATTTAGTTACTTCTAAATCTGGATCTATCAATAGATCAAAAGGAGTGATAAATTCTTCATTGTTGAATACGAATGTTTCATATTTATCAATAGTCATATTGGCGGTAGAATCTAATTCAATATATATATTTTCTGTAGGCACGAATGAACCATTGTACTTCAACAGAGAAAATAATTGGATTTCATTCGTTCTAATATCACTTCTTTTCAAGACAGGATATGTGTTATTAGCAAGAGGAGTATTAGCCATTAATACTCCAACATTCATATAATCATTTTCCGAAACTAATCTATGTAATGCAGTCAAATTGCCGATAGCCATATATTTTATTTCTTCCAGATTGGGTTCATCTTTCCCCATCATACCTGGATCAGGATTTATAGTATCATAATTTACTTGAAAGGTTGTTCCGTCATCGTTTGAAATAGCAGTTATTCGTGGCGTAGATTTAACTATACCTTTGATGATATTACCTTTTGTTCCTAATGTTGTATATATTGTAACATATATTTTTCCACCAATAGGAGGTTGTTTACCAATTAAACCATTTCCAAAATAAACAGAATATCCATTATCATTTTTTCTAATAACAAAACCATAATCATCTGCTGACATCAAATAAATAGAAGAAAATCTAGTATATATTTGTTCTATAGTATCACCATCAGATAAGATAACTACTTTAATATCAGATATTTGACCTCTCGTAGTAATAGGATATTCGGAGAATCTATATTCTGTTGATTCTTCGCCGATAGAAAATTCGAATTTTTCTATCTCCATCTGATCAACAGTTAACATTATATTAAATGTATTATCTTCTGGAATGATACTAACAGGAACTATTTCAGAAACGCCATCTTTATATTTATAAACTTGAACCATTGAATTTGCAGTTACAATTACTTTGATAGAATAATTTAAAACAAATTTTATAGAATCGACTACAAATTCAGTCTGTTCTGGAATTTCAAATTGAATTTCTTCGAATGTAAAACGAAATGGAAATGTTAAAATCAGAGGTAATGTTGAGCTACTTGCAGTATCTGGATTATATCCAATACTAGCAGCACCATCATTTACTGAGCTAACCAATTGTGCTTTTGTTAAGAAAAATTCTCTATAAACAGAAATTTGATAAAATAAAATATTAGAAGTTAATGTAGATAATATATTTATAATATATGATAAGAACGATGATTTGGTTAAGTCAACTTCTAATAAATCAAGAGATTCTTTAATTTCTTCAATTATCTGACTTCTGATTGCATCTCTAGATAAGAATATTTCTTTGGATAATTTTGAAATTCTCATATTTTTCCCTATATCAAATAAAATCCAGTATGATCATCATACCTTTCTTTTACTATATTTCTTAAATTCGAATTGGCTTCTAATAATTGCAATAATATATTAGCATTATCTATCGTATGAATTTGTTTAGCATAATCAAAAAACATATAAGTATCTGCCATTTGATTTTCTACTTCTGATATTTTCCTAGATTGATCTACTTCTAATTTTAATTTCCAAAAACGCCTATCAGTATTAGGAGCAATCTCTACACCAGACACATGATAAATCGGATGAGCATTTGGAGATTTCTGCAAATAATCTTGTTCGAATTGAACGATATCATGTGGTAATGGAGTGAATCCATATTCGGAGGGAATGACACAATATGTTTCAGTCATTTTATTTTGTCCAATATCAGATGCATCGAATCCAATTGAAGAAATCTCATCGATAAAAAATACTGGTAACAATAATATCTTATCCCAACGAATACCAGTTAAATCTCCAATTTCTTCATATGCTCCTCCCATAACATATTCATTATCCCAAATAGTTTCATCTTTATTCAAATGATAATATGTTGTTAGAAAAGCTACTGAATCTTTTGCATAATATTCGTATGCTAGATATTGATATTCATGAATATAATGATATAATCTTTCCCATAATTGTGGTGATGACATATTATAATCCTTGACTAGATGTTACGTCTAATGTCAATGTTTTAATTTCACCGTTATATTCAACATCTATTTGCACATTATATCCTTTTTTAGTTGAATTACCTCTTAAATATGTAACAGTTATATTATTAATTGATGCTCTATTATCATAATAATATACGCTATTATAAATCTCTTCTCGAATTAAATTTTGTGTATCAATATCAGCAGGTTGAAATATTAAATCAAATAAGCTACTACCATATCTTGGATCATGATCATATGTACCTCTGGGAGTTAATAAAATATTATTCCAAGAATTGATGATTACGTCAATGTTTTCTATTTTGACGTAATCACCAATCGGAGTTAATTTCTGAATATAATCAAAATATTCAATCTTCTTCTCTCTAGTTCTCGATGTCAATTGAAATCTAGATAAAGGATTTGCCATTATCAACCTCTAAAAAATTGAATAATATCAAGATGAAATGAACAATTGATATCAATTGTTCATTTCTTCCATCAATTTAGATTTTTGTTCTTCTAATTTTTGTTTCCATTTTAAATATGCAGTTAATTTTAAAACAGGCATCTGCACAATATTTTGATATGGTTGCTTACCAGCTTCCATACATGAAAAAATTAATTCATTATTCGTATTGATGAATTCTTCACGGAATTCACTACTAATACATTGCTCGAAAGAAATTATCGACTAAGTCGATATCTATCACCTCCACTTTCCCACATGAAGGACATGTGACTCGCATTTTTAAAGAAATTTTATATTTACCAAAATTTTCATTATATGCATCAAGAATTACTTTTTTATCTTTAGCGGGGAGTGATTCATACGCTGAAAGGATATCGTCAAATTCATTGAAGATTATTGGAGATGTAGCAGCTTCTGGAGTATGTTCGAAACTATCAACAATCAAACATTCCATAACCATATCATTCGTGCCTCTTGCACTATTAGAGAATCTACGATTGATCGTATTTTCATCATCTAGTGTCGGCTGTTTGATGTTAAAGACGACTCCTTCCAATATTTTCAATTTAACTGGAACAATTTTATCTAAAATTGCTTTTTCTTCTCCTGGGTATGGAACCATTGAGAATGTATCAGATGCATTAATGGTTACATCATGAGATTTACTACAACTCCCACATGAAACAGAATAATTTCTAATTTCTTCATATGTGATATGATACAAACCATATAATAGTGCATCACGATCTTTAAGTGTGACGGTTTTTAAGAAATTTTTTAATGTATATCCTTCTGGTTTAGCAGAAATTGCATCATACAAACATTTGTTCAGATGTGTTAGAATTTTAGATTCGTTCATCAAACTACCTTTCATTTTTTCTTCGTCACCGACTGTCATACTTCTCAAAAGAAATGATTGGTTAGTCTGAGGTGTCACCACTTCATACGTTGGCAGGATTGCATTGAAAGTTGTAAACATAATTCACGTTTCTCCTTTGTGTCATCGTTAAATTACTATATGTCTCAGGATATAAATGTATCTTCTATATTCGAGGAATAATTTCCTTCAATAATATGTTCCTAGATTGTAAGATCAAATTACTATTTTTTCAATTTTCTAATTTGAATTTCAATCTTCTTTTTAAATACGCTTGGATCTTTTGATTTGTTTGACATATCTAAACTTTTCTTCAAAACATCTTGTTGTAGTTTATAAGCGTTTTCTCTATAGTTTGTCATACAAGCAGTTTTCTCTTCACCAGATTTACCTTTGCATGATTTGGCAGCTTTCGAGAAATAATTTTTATATATTTTATATGATCCAGCGATGACCAAAGCCGCCAAAGCCGCACCACCAATAACATCACCTTTATCTTTAATTGTTTCCCAAATTGCTTTGAAATCAATAGGAGGACTTTTTTCTGGAGCATTTGAGGAAAATCCTTCTTGCATGATTTCTTTATAATCTAAAACAGATTCTTCAATCAATTCACTTGTTACTTTCGCTCCAAATAAATCAATACAATCACGCTGATTACTTTTCAGGAAAATAAGTGAAGAACCAATTTCAGAAATCAAAACAATTTCACTTAATTGATTTTGATCTTCGTTTAAATCTTGAATAGTTTCAATAAGTATCGACATCTTCAAATTCCTTTCAATTGAAAAAAAGGGGAGAGAGATATAAAATCTCTCTCCCCTTAGATTAAGAAATTAAATTCTTATTAGCCACGCATACTAGCTATTTTAGCTTGAATAGCTGCTCTTGCTTTCTGTGGAGCAGTAGAATTCTTAGCCATAGAAGCACCTTTTTTCAAAGCAGTAAGGCGAGCTCTAGTAGCACTCTGTTTAGCTTTAGCCATACAAGCAGCTTTCTCTGCACCAGATTTACCTGCACAAGCTTTAGCAGCTTTTGAGAAATAATTCTTATATGCTTTATATGCAATGAAACTAGCAGCGGCTACAAGAGCGGCTACACCAATTTTCGTCCCATGCTTAGATGTGAATTCAGTAATCTTTCCCCATGCAGCTGAATCGGTAACATTGTTTTTCACTTTGTTAAACCAATTCATAAAACTACCAGATCCAGCTACTTTATCCATTTGTGATTTTGTTCCATCAAATTCACCGGCACCGTATTGTTTAGCAGTATTATTTGCTTTTTGTTCAGCGGCTACTTTATCCATTTGTGATTTTGTTCCATCAAATTCACCGGCACCTTGATTCGTAGCATGGACTTTATTATCTACCCAATTCTTCAAATTTCTACGAGTACCGCTGAGATTTGCATCGTCGATATTTGATTTAGCCAATTTATCTGTCCGAACACCTTTGATCGCTTCTTGTAAAATATCCTTAGAAGTAATCATGCTCAATGTACCGATTTCATTGACGAAATCCATTGCAGTATAATCTTCACTTTCGGTAAATAGTTCAGGAGCAAGAATAACATTTTCTTTGATAATGCTCATAAGAGCAGTTTCATAGAGAGCAGAATCCAAATCAGCTGGAGCAGCCTTTCCAGTTACCGCATATGAAATAACATCAGTATCAGAAGCAGATTCGATGAAAGAAACCATTTCTTCATTATCACCAACCTGTTCAATCAAAGCTTCACGCATAAATTCAAAAAAGATAGCACTTTCTTCAATATTTGTAGATTCATTAATAAACATTTTAATTTTCCTCGTTATAATTTAATTTAATTTAGCTTGCAAACTAGAAATTTTTGATTGATATTTCTTCTTACAAGCAGCGATATTATTTGTAGATTTACAAGCAGACATGGATTTCTTATATGCTGCAATTTGTGATTTTACGGCACCCTGTTTAGCTTTAGCCATACAAGCAGCTTTCTCTGCACCAGATTTACCTGCACAAGCTTTAGCAGCTTTTGAGAAATAATTCTTGTATGTCTTATATGCGATAAATGCAGAAGCGGCGACAAGAGCAGTGATACCAATGGCTTTAGCATTATTACCAGAATATTTATTAACAAAACCAGTAAATGTTGACCATGCTTTACCAATGTTATCACCAAAACCTTTAATCTTATCAAATATATTACCACCAGCTTCTTCATTTTTTGCAATTTCTTTACCAACACCACCCATATCAGATCTATTACCACCAGCTTCTTCATTTTTTGCAATTTCTTTACCAACACCGCCCATATCAGATGTGTTGCTTCCAGCCTCTGCATCGTTCACAGCATCTAAAGTTGGATTGTGCGCTTTAACGTTAGATGGTGCCTTATCTGGAATAACCTTATTTCCTAATTTTGTTCCAAAATTGTCAATTTTTTTATTAGTAGGATTATTTTTATCAACAAGATTTTTAAAACCAGATTTAAGATTTTTTAAATTTACTTGTTTTCCTTTATTCTTTTCATAATTCTTAATACTAGCATCAATACCATTGCTAATACCTTCTGAAATAATTGTCAAAGAATCAGAATCAACTAAAGACAAACCACCAATTTCCTGCATAAAATTAACAACAGAATAATCAGCAGAGAAATCAAATTCATTTACATTCTCAATCATATAATCTTTTAATTGAGACATAAGAAAAGTTTCAGCAAATACTTGATTATCTTGTGGACAAGATTTACCATACATAGCCAATGACAATACTTGAGAATCACTAGCAGATTCTTCAACATATTTGATCATTGAATCTTCAGCATGATTATCCTTCAGAGATTCAATCAACGACTGGCGCATGAATCCCATGAAAATAGCACTATCATTTGTATCAATACTTTCATTAATAAACATTGTATTATTCCTTGTTTAAAATTTATTTAGAAATTAACCTTTGAATTTTTTAGCTAATGCTTCGCCGAGATGAGATTTAATTGTACCTTCAGAAATAGTTTTAGCTTTTTCATGAACCCATTGTTCATGCCATACATAATCAACATTGAATTCAATTTCAGGCTCTATCTTTCCAACATTTTCAACATCACTAGAAAATAAATCTTGTGGATCTTTCAATGGAAAAACACCTGCATAACATGCAGAATATTCAACAGTGATACCATCTGGAGCAGTTGTCCAATATAACAATGTACCAGAATATGTCTTTTTAGAATATTTATCACGATTTTCACCAGATTCCAATTTACTTGAAACACCAGTACGATAATCACGAATACCTTTAATCCAATTATGAAAAATCTGTGTGATCGGTAAACCGGAATATTCTAAAAATTTAATTGAAATAGAATCTCCATAATCGATACTACCTGGAACTGCCCATTTAGTTCCACCCAAACCAGTAAATGAAACTTTATTAAGTGTTCCACCTGGAGGAGTAACTGAAAGACAACTAGCAGCTAGTAATTCTTGACAATCTGAAGAAGTTAAAGTACCACTACTTCCAGGTGAGCTAACTTCTCCAATTTTAGGAAATTTTAACCAACTGATATGATGATATCCAGTTACATATGGTTCAGCAATACCTTCAACACTACCACCATGATATCTGGTAGCTTGTTGATTAGTTACATTTAAAAATGAAAACTTCATAGTCATGGTTGTTACCTCTAAATTTATTTCTCAATGAATGAAAATAAATTCATTCATTGAGAATTTGTTATTTATTATTTAATAAAAAAGTTTAATTCAATTTTCTCTACAGTACGAGTTGGTTCTAATGTAACATTAATATGGAATCGTTTACTTTTTCTTTCATAATCAGTCGCACCAACATCGACTGTATAAGAATACAATCCACGTTTAGCTGCAACTTCTTCAAGAAATTCATTAACATCACCAGCAACCAATCCCCATGTCATATTGTCATTCTGTTCGAAAATATAGAAACGTGCATACCTTTCCAAAGCTTCTTTACAATATAATACCAAACGAACGATATTCAAATCTTGCAAAGCAGATGGTTTGGCTTGCGTAGTTAACTGTCCCCATACACTATAACCAATATTAAATTTAACAATTGGATTCAACTGACGAAGATACATCTGATCACGATCACCTAAATTAGGATTGTATCGTAATTCAACGATATTATTAATAGCTCCTCGTTGAAATCCCGCAATCGCATACCAAATTTCAGCTACATTATCATTTCGGGGGGCGAGATACGATAAATGAAATAATGGTGATACCCAAATATTGGCACCAGTGAAACCATCATACACTTTATTATATCCTTCATAAATAGCAGCTAAATAAGTATTATAAGTATGATCACTATTCCGTTTCGAAATAGCCATACCATAATTAGCATTATCACCATTATCAAGCATGGCTACGCAATCACGACGAAGCTCAACCAAACCAACAATAGCTGTTTTGACTGCTGTTGGATAACCACAATCAAAAACCATTGTGAAGAAAATTCTTTCTCTATCCTGTACTTGAATGTCTGTTACACCAGAATAACCCCTGATTAATAAATTCTCACAGACAAGAGGATCAACTTTATGATTAGAATCATATATTTCACCATCAGATCCTTTTCGCAAAACAGCCGCACCAGTTAAGAATGGTTCAGTTACATCAGATAAATCTTTCTTGATGATGTATTCGACACTGGCATCAGTTGAGAAATAATCAATACTCCACCAATCAATAATGTCATCTTTATCGGTATCACGTTCATCACTAATCCATCCTTGTGATGCAGTATCTAAATCACGATCATTGAAAACATTGATAGATTCACCATCAACACCAGTAGATGCACCAAGCCAACCATATAAACGATATCCACGTTCATCGATAGCTGTGATTGAATATATTGCATTACCAGTTTCAGTTGCATTAGACCAATCAAGAAAATCTTGTTTAACATCTTCGATTGAAGCAGAACCTGGTGTTAGATCTACGGATGTATAGCCAATATTATTATCATAATTTTTAACTACTAAATCATAGCCGGGAGAAGTTGCACCACTAGGAAGTAAATGATGACTACGAAGAATATTAGAATATTTTTCAAGAATATCTGTGATAAAAATAGAATCACCAGAACGATCTCTTGCATCAATATTTAGAGAAATAGTAAAAGATTCGACAATAACATCATCGCCATCTGTCTGTTTTTCATAAACATCTAAAATATAAACACCTTCATACATCGGATTGACGTGACGTGTCAATCTAACAGAAATCAAATTATAATAATCACCACGACCGATAGGATATAAAATACAAATCGGATATGTATCACCAATTTGAGTCAGTTGTGTTTCAATTTCATCCATACTGTTTAAACCAGATATGTATGTTAATTGAATGTCAGCAGTAGTATCAATACCATCCCAGACAGCATCGATTCGAATATTCGAATATGATGCATCGGTAGGTAATACACGCATGAACCACAATGAACCAGATTCGCCAAGAAAGTTATAAGAATTATATAAACCCTGTCCATATTCCTTACCGAAATCTGTAATACAAGGTTCACCCCATTCACGAATCAAATCATTTCGTGAAGAAACAAAGATAGCTTCATTGTCTCTACCTTTTTTAGTAAGAGCACAAATAAAACCAGTGGTAGCTGGTACAGCGGAAACGTATGTCGAAAGATCGATAATTTTCGTATATACGCCCGGAGAAATATTAGCCATTGTTTAATCTCCAATCATTTTAAAAATTTATTACTCTATGTGTTTTAGAAATATAAATACCAAATAAAAAGAATCTGTCTTGTATTTACTTTAACTACTGGTGGAAAAGTTACTCTTGAAAATAAATGAAACGGTCCAGCATAATTAGGAATTGGACCACCAGCACTTGAATATAATCCAGCTTCACTGATATGTTCACCATCTGAATCAGCGAGAGATATCCGTGAAGTTGTTTTAGCTATCAACCATGAATTATTATTATATGTATCTTGTTCATATTCAACAGATTCAATTGGTTTTTTATAATAAAATCCTCCACGTAAATCTGCACATGTCGGATCAATTGCACTGATCTGAACAGGAACTGCTAAATCAGTATCCGTAGCAACTGGAGGAGATGGATTGAATGGATCACCAACATTGACTCCACCAGAACCAACACCGACCCATGCGATAATATCATCTCTAGTCGAAGGACAGCTAACATTTTCTACATTAAACATTCTTTGTGAAATAGTTTCTCTTCCTTGATATACAACTAGATTCGATTTTGAATGTAAATTCTCAATACCATTCTCATCAATTTCATATACTTCTACCCAACCTTGTGGATGTCTTTCTTTTCCTTTCGAGGCCGTAACTGAATCGACTAAACAATTATCACCATAGAAATCTTTGGTAATAATTTTTTTAATATTTTTGCTCATTTTTATAAAATACCTCAAAAAATTAAATAATATTTTCCTTCAATTATATGTTCCCATTATTAAAAAAATTTCTAATATTTACGTAATAAATGCTTCAATTTTTACAATACTATAGTCGCTTCCAGTATTTGGAACACTGAATCGCATTCCTAATTTATTCCAATTAGTTGTCCATTCGAAAGTATTCGATGGATACGGTGCTATCCCATCAAAGACCATCGAACTATCAGGCCATGACCAAGACACATCAGCCACAAAAGAAACGAATGTAGCCCTCAATTTAGTAACTGTTCCAGCGACAGGGGTAGATGTATTCAAAAATATCAATTTTCCAGCAGCAGCTGATTCTGAATTGAATTGTGTGCCATCCCATGTTCCTCTTGATGATATTGACATATTTGCAGTTATATCTAACCACGGAGATGGTACACTATCAATCACTTGAATCATACAAACATCACTACCATATTGTCCGTCAAAACATCCATCACAATCAAAATCCATCATATTACCAGATTGTGCTTCATAATATAAAGGTTGATTGTCGATATCAGTATTAATATCAATAATACCACCAGTATATGATGTTTCTACATATGCATCTTTTTGATAATCTGGATGTGCTGGATTTTCATAATCAGCTATAACTGTGAATCCAGTCAAACAATTCAACGGTTCAATGATATGATCTTCAATTTCAGTTACAAATGAATTATCTCTACCATCACACGCTCCACCAATATCATAAAATGATCCACAATCATATGTGTCTCTCGAATAGAAACTATCTGGTGTAGCTTCACTACAAGTATCATTACAACACGGTTTACTATTACATGTATCCCAATCATGAATAACTTCTTCAATCGAATTTATTACATTATCTTCAACTATAACTGATTCAGAATTCCGATCATCGTGAATAAATGCTAAATCATATCCAAGCAATCTGGCATGATAAGGTTTGAAAAAATCAATTAAAGGATTCATTAATCGTTTAAATTCTGATGTACCAAATAAAACGAAATTCAAATGAGGTAAAGCTATGGATGCATAACTACTAACCCACTTCATTAAATCTTCTAACAAATTTCCTAATATTATTGTATCTGGTTTTATATCATATAAATCATTAACTCTTTGAAATAATTCAGGATTAATTGCTTTTAAAATAATTCCAGCTATTTTTTCATTTTTTAAAAAATTCCCATCAGCTAATCTTGTAAAATTATCATAAAAATATTCTTGATTTTCCTTTAATTCATCTCTTGTTAAACCAGTTTCTTCATAACATTCTATTTCTATGGGAACATCTACACACGATACATACTTCTGATGTCCTTTTTCAATATATGTTTCAAAATCATTAATAATGTTCATATATGAAGCATCTGTTCCATCATAACAAAGATAATCTCTACCATGATCTCCCAATTGTGATGTCGTATCCCATACTGAATCAGTTGGATGTTTAATTTCTAATTCTGTTCCATAATGACGATAATATGTATGAATACATACCAAATATAATTCTAAAACAGAAGCTTCCATCGTACACGAATTAATATAAACTTCTCTCGGTAACGTAAAAATATTCGATGATGTTTTTTCATTTGTTTTTCTTGTTAATAATGCAAGATGCCATTCTTTATATTGATCTTGAATTTTTCTCGAAATAAAAGACATTAGTTTAATATAATCATTCAGATTGATAAAATGTCTCAAAGAAAAATATGGACTTTTTGTTGGTAAATGCAGTTGATTATTATTCTGACCAAATACAATAGATTTTTCTGAAGTCATATAATGGGGATCCCATTTTGTGACTTCATTGTATGGAAGAATATCTGTTTTTGTTGAATACCATTTGCCGGTATGATCTGATGAAATAGAATGAAATTCTACTTTCTGTGTAGATCTTCTAACATGTGTAAAATATTCAAGTATTTCAATATTAGGAAAACCAAAATATGTTAATGTATTAAGAAGAGTTCTTGGAGAGCCTTTATGTTTATAAAAATTTACAAGATCGTAATAAAAATTAACTTTATTATAATTTATTTGTGTTCCATATGTAGATAATTGTGTAGAAAAATTTAATCCTTTAGATCGGAATGCTTCATCTAAATGTTCATCAGGCATACCATATAAATCGGATATATTTTTCTGAATTGCAGTTAAAGATTTTGATGCCGAATACCATTTTATTAAAAAATCTCTCAATCTATTATACTCTATCGTATTGAATGATAATTGATCAAGAGTATTTTCAAATAATTTAATTGAATTAGCTTCTTCTGATTTAACTACTGCTTGCGTTACATCACTTAAATCAGAAGGATCATTTGTTTTAATAAAATTAAATACTTTCCAAAAATCTTCAATTTTCCACATGTATAATTCCTATGATTCTATTAAATCAGGGCCAGATTTTACCATATATTGAAATACATTATCTATTACATATATCTCATATAAATGTTCAATTAGATTATTACTCAAATGATTTGTTCCATTCCACTGATAGAAAATATAATCTAAATTAACTTTCAGATTCAGATAAATAAAAATCAATTTAGCCAATGGAGAATTTAAAGAACTAAACGAAACGCTCAATAACCATTTATGTTCATCAGGTAATAATACCAACGAATTTGTTGATAAAGTTGTTTGTTCATATATTATGACAGCTGTTGAATCACATCTATAAATATTCAATGCATCCAATAATAGAAAATCCTCTGGTTCTAAACTAAAAACATTTGATGATGATGTCGTATCTATACAACAATCAGATAGATTATGATCGATACTATTTAAATATTCTGTTGATGTCGAATCACATTGTTGATAAACTAAATTCAAATTGGTTGAATCACAACATGGTAAATGATATTCAGTATGTGCATATACCATCAATCTATCTCTAACTGAAATAGGCCATGCTGATCTATCATCAATTCTTGTATAACAATGTGTATAATTCGGATGATTCCAATCATCATCAAATAATAGACGAATAAATGATCGACAATCCGAAAAATGTTCTGGATAAATATCACCTGGAATCGGTACTTCATAACGATCCACTTGATTTGTTTTTAAATATTTGCTGAAATATTTTTGCAAATCAGGAAACAATTTAGCCGAACCTGGATATAATGCCATAATTTATAAATCCTTTCTAGGGAGACATTCAACTACATACTGAACACCTTCATCGTCTGGTGAAATATCTTCTCTATCCGGTGGAACATTCAATGCTTCACCAGTTTTTCTTCCAAATTTATCAAAGAAATACATATCAATATTAAATTTCATACCGACCGTATGAAATGCTCTTTCGATTCACGTTGTAAATGGAAAGATAAATGCTTTATCGTCAGGTATAGATTCATACACAGATAAACCATCTTCCATTTCTTCATATGTTTGAAAGATATATTTATCGTTAAATTGTTTTAAAAATAAATCCATATCAGAAGCTTGTTGCGTATGTTTTATAAATGCCTCGAATAAATTTGATCTCTTTCTCATCTTTTATCCTCGTTTAATTTTAGAGATTTTATCTGCTAACATCTGTTTAAATTTATTTGGATCGGTTGTTTTATTAGCCATTGATTTAGCTTTATTCAATTCTTTCACTTGTGCTTGTTTAGCTTTATTTTTATCACCATATTTATCTTTATATAATTTATATGCACCATAAGCTAGAGCAGAAGCAGCAGCTATAGCCAATCCAATTTTTAAATTCTTTCCATTGTTTTTAGAAAAGAATGACATGAAATTATTTTTAGCTGTAGTAAACGATGAATTTGCTATTTTATTAGAAGATGGTTTTGGTTTTGTTGGAGGATTATTATTTGGTTTCGGATCATCGAATCCTGATTTGGTTGGATTATGTTTTACTTTATCTTTTAACTGTGGTTTTGAATCATCGAATCCTGATTTGGTTGATTTTGGATTAGGTTTTTTAGAAGATTTTCTTAAAGTTCCCTGATAAAAATCAGAGTCATCATCTTCAATCTCAGATGGAGAATATCTTAAAGATCCTTGATAATGATATGAGTCTTTAGGATCAATATATGTTGAATCTTTATTAAAAGTAGCTTCATTCAAAGTCATAAATGAATTATCATCAGATTGAATAAATAAATCCATATCACATTCGAAAAACATCTCACCGAATCCTTCCATTAATCCATCAACATATGATTGATTGTCAACATTAGAAGGTATTACTTTACCAGTCAATGATAATGATAATATATCTCCATCAGTCATATTTTCAGTGATATATTTTATTTGGTTATCGTTCATTGATTCACTCAATTCATCGATAACTTCTGACCTAACCGCATTTATAAAATACAACGATTCAACCAAATTATCCATTTTAAATATCCTCTGCAATTTTCATAATTGTTGTTACAAACATATCTACAAATATAGTATTTTTCATTGTGGCTATTTCTAAATCACTATTATTATCAATAAAAAATGGTTCAATGATAACACAAGGAGCATGTGTATTCTTCAATAAATAACCACCACGATCTTCCGATGTTTTTGGTTTGATTCCTCTATCTTTCAATCTTAAAATTCCAACCATTCTATCATTTATAATCTTAGCCATCTTTTTACTTTTTTCAGATTTATGATAATATAATGTTTCCGTACCAGATGCATGTTCATTGAAAGCATTACAATGAAATGAAATAATGAAATCTGGATTCAATTCATTAATATCATCTGGTAAAGAATTATATGTTCTACGATATACTTTATGAATATCAATATTCGTTGGAACATTATCTTCTATTTCTAAAATCAATTTTTCATTATACCGATATTCTGACATATCATGTTTTCTATTATATGCTCCTTGTGATGTTTTCTTATGACCAATCACTAAGGCTACTTTAATATTTCTTAATTTTTTTACTGGTGTGAATGGATATGGTTCATCTCTACCATCAGATTTCATAGCACCATACCAATCTTTAAAAAAATCATAAATCATATTGGAATCCTCGTCATCTCATTGTTTAATTTCATTATAAATCCCTACAATTATATGTTCCCGAAATCTTAATATAAAACGACTATTATATATATTTATTAGTGCTACCAAAACTATTTATTTTAATTCTTAACTAAAAGGAGATTTAACATGGGAAAATTAGGAAGTTTGATATTAGTCAGAGGCGTACCAGGCTCTGGCAAATCGACGTTTGCCAAATGTTATCCAGATCATAATCATCTGGAAACAGATATGTTTTTTATGGTCGATGGCGAATATAAGTTTGATCATACTAAACTTGGAGAATATCATGATAAGTGTCAACAACAGACACAAGAATTACTGGATCGGGGAGATGATGTCATAGTGACAAATACCTTTGTCCGACTATGGGAATTGGAAAAATATCTCAATATGAATTATTCAGATGTCGATGTTTTCAGAATGATATCTGATTTTGTGAATATTCATAAAGTACCAACTGAAATCATCGATAGAATGAAAAAGAATTTCGATGATTATGTTGGAGAAACTTTAGTTGTCGATTAAAAAATAAAGGAGATTTAAAATGAAGAATTCTAGATTTAAACATGACTGTGACGATTGTATTTATTTGGGACAATATAATGAATTCGATTTATATTTTTGTCCCGGAACTGGTGAACAATATACAGAAACTGTGATTGCTAGATACTCGGACGAAGGAAATGATTATCATTCCGGTATGGAATTCGCCACATCTGGTAAAATCATTCAATTGGTTGTAGCGATGGAAAGAGCAATTAAAAAAGGCTTGTATATCAAACCATTTGTAAAAATGGATAAAACAACCATACAGGGGATTATTGATAAATCAGAATCTCCTTCTGATGCCATTTTGAATTTGCATAAACATCTTTACTCTAAAAAAGTATGGAACCGCATTGAAAAATTAGATGGTTTTGGGTATACTACTTTGAAAACTATCCAGTTTATATGTAACCAGCTAGGGAGTAAATTCGAAGATCAGAAAGAAAATATTGCTATGTTATGGTTGAATCATGGTTTTGGTGTAAGTAATGGTATGATAGATTGGAAAATACAAACTCCAATGATCATATTAAAGGAAAATAAATCATGTTAATTTCAACAACAAATCTAATTGAAACCAGAAAATGGTGGACATATGGGAGTGTAAAAAAATATCTTCTTCCTAAAAAGAAGATAAAAGGGAATAATTTTTATTCTTTCGACGATATCATTGTGATTGAAAAAATGGAACAAATCAAGATATTAAAGAGATATGTTAGTCCAAATATGTTGGTGAGAGGAGATATAGAAGAGATACGAAACATTGTCAGATTGATCCATGTATCTTATCCAAAAGAGATTGATTTACCTCAATTGGTTAAGAAGATGCGATCACATCTTAAATCTATCAAAAATAAATTTAATAATAGTGTTTTGAACACCAAACAGATTCAAAATAAAAATTCTTTGTTGGCTCACATCAGACATAAACATACAAACTATGAGGAGATTATATATCATAAACTCGATGATCTTGTTAAGGAATGTGATATAGATAAAAATCTTCTCATCAAAGAATTGAAATCTTCAATAAATGTTCATTTATTGAAAAGATTTCCAGAGGTACGATCATGGAAAGGTTAGATGGAAAAGCTTTTGATGTTGAATATGATAAGTATCAGAAACAATTGATGTTATTGATTGATAAATATAATGTCAGAGTATCTGATGAGTATATTAAATATCAGAAGGAAAGGAAAGATCTGACAAAAACTTTCATTGAGAAAGTTATGTTGATGGATATTTAACTTTTTAAAAGGAGAAGTATTATGGAAAATTTCAAGAAATTTTGTACAAGTTTGTTGTTGTTGTCAACTACATGTT